TTAGGCGAGATCCTCCCGCAGCCCCTTGAAGCTGGCCTGCCGCAGCCTGCCGCTGGAGGTCCACTCGGCGATCTCGACCTCAGCTTGCAGGTCGGGTTCCACCCAGCGGATCGATGAAGTCTTGCGCGGCGCGTCCTTGGCGAAGGGTGACGCCGCTCGCTCCCGCCGGCGCAGCGCCTTGATCAGCGGCTCGGCGTTGTGTCCGAAGCCGGTCTTGACCCTGCCGACGTAGCGCAGCGAGCCGTCCGCCTCGCGCACGCCTACGAGCAGGGCGCCTAGGCGGACCGCGCCCTCAGCCTCTACGCCGCCGATTACAACCGTCTCGCTCGGTCGGCACTTCGCCTTCACCCACGCGTCGGCCCTCCCGCCGACGTAGGGCGCGTCCAGCCGCTTGGAGACAATCCCCTCGAGCTCTGTGGCACAGGCCGCCTTCAGCAGGGCGCGAGCGTCGGTGGCCGGCACGGGCTCAACGAAGCGGATCCGCTCACAGGACGGGCCACAGGGGAACAGGACCTCGCCCAGCGCGTCCTTGCGCGCCTCCAGCGACAGGCCGCGCATGTCCCGGCCAAGGAACGCCAGGCAGTCGAACGCCCAGAACACCAGGTGCTCGACGTCGCCGCGGCCGATCGCTGAGCGAAGGGCGGAGAAGTTGGAGCGGCCTTCGTCATCGACTGCCACAAGCTCGCCGTCCAGCACACAGTCGGGCAGGTCCTCGGCGCCTGACGCCTCGGTGAAGGCCGCCAGCTTCGCCGACCAGTCATGGCCGTTGCGCGTGAACCAAGTCGCGCCCTCAGGCCCGACGTGCAGCTGCATGCGGTAGCCGTCGTGTTTGATCTCGTGGATCCAGTCGGCGCCACCGGGCGGACGAGCGCCCAACTTGGGATGCATGAACGGGAGGAAGTTTGCCGCCACCTAGTGCTGCCTGGCCTCGCCTCGCGCGGCGGCCGCGTAGGCGCTCTTGGGTAGCTGCGCCATGACCGCTTCGTGCAGCCAGGAAGAGATGTCGCCTATCTCTCCGGCGTCGAAGTCACGGCGTGCGGCCGGCCGATATGGGCCGCCCAGCTCGACGGTCCACCCGCCATCCCACAAGCACTTAAGGCTGACGTTGATCTCGCTCGCATAGAGGGCCGCGAGGCGATCTTCGAGAGGATCGCCGGGCGCAGGCCGCCGCACGAACAGGTCGCTCGAGCGGAGCCGTGGCGGCCTCGGGCGCTGTTTCTCCAGCATTCGCTGAAGCCGCGCCTTCATTGGGTCTGTGCTGATGAAGCCCATGGCGGCGAGTCGAACGAGAGTCGAGCGGCCCCGTTCCAGAGTCTTGACACGCAAAGAATCAGTCTTTGTCGCGCAACTTTATGCGTCACAACTAGAGCGATGCCGACTTCAACCTGAAAGGAGTCGAGGCCAGATTGAGCCGTGTAGGCGGGACTGTGGCACAACCTTTGCTCGAAAAATGGGAGGAGGTGAGGACCATGACTTCAATTACAGGCCTCGCCGGCTTGCCGGATTTGCGCGCGGCGCGGGCTTTAATCGGCAACACACCTTCCGGTCCAGTGACCCCGCTGACCGAAGAGCAAATGAAAATAAAGGGGAAAGACCCTGAATTCGTCGCCAAATTGCAGGCGGACCACGCTCAGTCCGAAGCCGCTTGGGATGCGTGGAAAGTGGCGAATGGGTTCGCTGCGCAGGCGGCAGCCGGTGCCGACCCAGGCTCCGTCATGTCGCCTCGGGAGGGGCTTCTTGCCTACCTGATGACAACGAAGCTTTGGTCGGCTCCCGATGGACCGGGTGCGGGATTAGACGGCAATCCATTGCCCGGTCGGCAAATGTCGAAGGTCTGAAGAACGGGGCCCGGAGGTCTTTCAGGTTCGGTCCGATTGCGGCATCGGAGCCGCATCAGCTACCCGGTTGCTGCTTGACGCACCCATCTATCAGCGCCTCGAGCCTCGTCTCCCGCGCCTGCCGCTCGTCGATGCCGGCCTCTGCGAGACGGGTCTTGTCGAAGATGTTCATGGCGATCTCACGAGTTGCGTCCGAGTAGACGGGACGGGGCGGAACGTCCTTCGGGTCGATGCACGGGATGATCACCGGCACCTTGACCTCCTTGGTGACGATGAGCGGCTCGACCGATCGGGTCTTGGCGCAGGCGCCGAGCGCCAGGAAGGCCGCGAGAATGGCGATGCGGTTCATTGCTGACGGCTCCTGATCGCGTCGTTCTGTAGGGCTTCAGCGGCCTTGCACTGATCGGTCGATGAGGGCTTGGCGGCCAGGATCCGCTTGGCGCGCACCTCGGCCCGCTCGGCCTTCTTCTCGGCCGCGGCGATCGCGCGGGCGGCTCTGGCCTCAATGGCGTCTGTTTCGGCCTGCAGGGCCGCCACAGCAGCGTTCTGGCGCTCGAGCGACGTGGTGACGTTGACGAGTGAGGTTCGGCAGGTGGCGAGCTCGGTTGTCCGCACCTCCAGCGTCTGCTCGGCGCGCTCCGCCCTCGCCTTCTGCGCCTTCCCGGCGGACCAGCTGGCGATTGGGCACACCGCCAGGACCAGCGCCGAAACGCCGCCCGCAATTGCGAGGAGGTAGGCTCGTGTGAGGCCGAACATCAGCTTCTCGCCTTCCGCTTGTTGATCCAGGTCAGGGCGAGGACGATGACCGCGGCCAGTGCCGCGATGGTGGCCACGATCGCGATCATGTTGCCGACGAGAGGCGAGCTGTCCTTGTAGGGCTCGATGGCGTCGGTCACCTGCTTGGCGGCCACAGGAACAGTGGCGGTGACGCCCAGTGCGCTCGTGATGAGGGTCGCGCTCTTCTGGGGTGGCGTAGGGTCGGCCGGCGTTGGCGGCGTAGCCTCGCGGCGTGTGACGCTGGAAGGCGGATTGCTAGGCTCGGAGCCCGGCTCGTTCGAACTCCAAAGCGCGACCTCGGCGGTGCGGCGCTTCACAAGGCCCTGGGACTTCTTCCCGTCCCAGTTGACGAACTTCATCATCTCGACGGGCACCTGGTCGAACTGGCGGGCGCGCAGCCGCTTCCAGATCGTCCACTCCCGCTTCCTCGGGTCGCCCGTGCCCAGGTTGAAGACGAACGAGATCAGGGCTCCGTACTGGCCGTCCGTCAGCTCGTCGATCAGCTCGGCGCCGAGCTTCGCGTAAAGCGGCCGGATGGCCTTGTCCGGCACGTCGCTGTCGAACCAGGCCTGAGCCTGGGCGCGCGTCACCTTCTGCCCGATCTCTAGCCCGCCCGTGTGGCCCCAGCCGGCCGTGAGGACTCCCTCGACCTCGTCGCCCGGCTGCAGGATGCGCTTGGGGTGCTTGTCGTCGTAGACCCGCAGCACCAAGCGCTCATGCTTCTTGATGAAGGCTTCCGCCTCCTTCGGGATAGGCCGCATGGCCGCCTCCAGTGTTAGGTGGGTGTGCCTTTGAAGCCGAGGCCGGCGGCGAAGGCGGCGATGCCCGCGAGGAGCCAAGGGGCGTGTCGAGAGAGCCAGCCGAAGAAGGTGGCGACACCTACGACCTTATTGCGCTCTGCCTCGAGGACCTTGATGCGCTCAGACAGCGCATCGTCGGCAGCCTCACGCTCGGCTGTTTCGTCGGACAGCTTCTTGAGGACGTTCGTATTCGCCGCGACCACGTCCACCCGCAGCTCCGCTAGCGACTGGCGCTGCTCGGTTCGCAGCTCCACCAGCCGGGCACCGATGTTCTGCTCCTCCAGAATGGCGGCGATCCTGTTGGACAGGTCACGAGCCTCTCGGGCGTCCTTGGAAGCGTCACCCTGCCGGTGAGCTAGGTCTTCCAGCCGAGCCGTTACGACCGCGACCGAGGCTAACACCTCGCGCAGAAGGGTTTCGTTGCTGTCGGGCATCGACGCGGTACTCCGAAGGTACAGGTAGGCTGGTGCGCCCAGAGGCAGGACGGTGGATTGAGACGCATCCGAGCGATGCGGTCCGCCGTACTTGCGTGACCCGCTGCTGCCCGAGCACGGCTGCGGGACAGGGTCGGCCGGGTAGTGACCGCTCCCGGCCGGCCCGCCTAAAGCTTCGCCAGACACGCAGGCGACCGCAGATGGGCTCAGCGGGCACCCGCGGTAGCTGAGGCGCGTCAGTTAGTCTTCTGAAGCGGCCAACGCTCCTATGGGGAAGCTCACGTCGGCGCCCAGCGCAATGTTCACTGGAGCGCCGGTCAGCGCATACACGCGCAGCAGATTGCCGCCGGATGCCGCGTCGAAGGTTGCGGCGTGGGTCACACCGGACACTGCCGAGGCCGCCGCTCCGAACCCGATCGCCGCGTTGTTGGCGATAGTGTTTGCGCCCGCGGCCGTGGTGACCGTCCCGAACTTGCCCGAGGCGTCGACACGCCCAGCGGCGCGAACGCTCGTGGTCACTTCCGTCCCGCCGCCGCCGGCGTCGGTCGGATCGCCTTGGAAGAGCCCCAAGTAAGGAGTTGGGGCTGTGGGCATGTTCACGCCGCGGAATTCCCAGTCGAGCAGCTTGCTCTCGACGTAGTTCGACTTGCCGGCCATGCCGGATCTCCTTCTTCCATTGTCAGATGAGCCGGACACGCTGGGCGGCCGGGATCCACTTGGTCCATCGCGGCGCCTCAGGCGGCGGACGGCGAAACCTTGTTGCTGTAGGTGCTCAGGGCCGCCGCCATCGCTGCGTGCTTGGCGTCCGACATCGACCTGCCGGCGAATGACGCTCGGAAGAGCAGCCCGCGCACGCCGTCGCTCACGTTGCCCATCCGGAGCACCATCCCCTGGAGAGCGGCCGAGGGCTGATTAGTGGAGCCGATGAGGACTCCGTTCCGATAGGCCTTCCCAGCGCTCGGACCCGAACGGTCGATGGCGAAGACACCAACGGCAGTCGGATCTGGTGGGGTAAGGACCGTCTCCGCACCTTGGTTGATGCGGAACCGGAAGCTGCCGTCGCTGGCCCGCGGATTAATCGTGACGCCATAAGCCGGCGACGCGATGCGGAAGCCCGCTGCGGCGACATCTGAGGCGTTGTCGACGTCGGCGGTCGCGATGCCAAAGTGTGCGGAGTCACGGGTGAACTTGTTCCCCGACGCCGTCACGTTGAACCAGGTGAAGATGTTGCCGGGTGTGGTGAGCATCCCGACACCTTGGGTGAACGGCACGGTGCCTGACGCTTCTTGCGCGTTCACCGCGTTGGCGAGCCAGTTCCGGTATCCGGCCTGCGCATCGTGGGCTTGATAGACCTGCAGGTAGTCGAGGTCGGCCAGAACATTGGCCGCCTTTAGCGCCTTGAAGAGGCCGTCGATCGCGTCGGCGTTGTTTGTGCTCGGCGGCACCGTCATCCGAGCGATCAGCGCCGTCGTCTCCGGCTCGTAGCCCCCCGCAGCAAAGGTCAGCTGCGCGCTTGATCCACCTTGGCCGGCGGAAGTGGCTGCGACGGCCGCTGCCGGAGGTGACGTGAAGGTGGGAGCTCCGCTCGCGATCCCTTGACCAGCACCGACGCCACTAAGCGGCTGCGTCGGAGGAGGCGTCACGGTCGCCTGCCCAGCACCGCCGCCTTGTCCGGCTCCAGCGCCGCCAAGCGGCCGAGCTGCGGGAGGCGTGACGGTCGGCTGCCCCGCGCCGCCACCTTGCGCGGATCCAGCGGCGCCGAGAACGGTGGCCTGCGGTGGCGTAGCACTGAGGGCGCCCTGCCCTTCGCCTTGACCGGACGCCACGCCGGCCAGGGCATCGCCGCCAGGAGACGCCGATGTCGCCGCTCCTTGACCGACACCCGTCCCTGAGCTGCCGGCGCTCAACGTCACTGGCTCCGGCGCGATGGCGGAGAGAGCGCTCTGGCCAGCGCCCGCGCCTGAGCCGCGGCCTTCCGCCTGAACGCTCGTTGGAGCCGGTGCATTGAGGTCGCCTGCGCCTGCGCCGCCGCCCGCCCCAGTTCCCGACATGGCGATCGGTTCTACTTGGCTGGCCGGCTCGGCTGAGACCACGAGGAGGAGCCGCGGCTCCACCGGTATGAGCACGCGACGCCGAGCTGGCGCAGCGACTGTGACCAGGAGCCGGGGTTCCGCGTCCACGAGGACGCGCAACCGCTGAGGTTCAGTCACCGCCCAGGCCTCCAACGCCTGTAACCGTGCCTGAAGCCCAGGTGCGTTGCTTGCCGCCGGAGCGCCATTCCAGCTCGTACCGCGCGACGCGCCCAACCGGGATCATCCGGCTCTCGGACAAGCTGGGCGTCCAAACCACCTCGCCAGTCTCAGCCCGCACCTCGAGGCCTGGATCGCTGCTGTCCTTGACGATCAACGCGCCGCGCCAGGCGACTGTGAGCACGAACGTTGCGCCAGCGAGATCCTGCGCCGCGCCCTGCGCGTCGACGAACTCCCAGGTCACAGGGGTGTTGTTCCCGCGCCGGATCTCGAAGTCGGTTTCAGGCATGGCGGCTCCGGGCACAAAAAACCCGCCGCGGGAGCCGGGCGGGCGCAATCGTATGGTTGGGGGAGCTGGACGAACCAGCCGTGCAGGGCGGAAGCAGAAGCCCCACGCGCTGCGCGCATGGGGCTCCACCGTGTCAGCAGCTACCTTGGATCAAACGAGTTCGGCTTCGAGACGCCAGTCCTTAGCGGGTGCCGGTTGCACCGCATCGTCTTCGATGTCCGCAGCCGTGATTGTCGATGGCGGCTGAGTGGAGTTCACGACGCTGAGGACCGAGCGGGCGTAGAAGATCTCCTGCTGCTCCCCTTCCAAGTCGATCACAGTCAGCTCGTTGAGGGGCACGAGCTCTTCGGCAGTCAGAACGCCATCGTTGTCTTGGTCCGAGCCTGTGGCCAGGAACGCGAACGCCTTGTCCGATGCGTCGATGACCCCGTCCCGACCGTCGTCCAAGCGCGACAGAGCCGAGGTGTCGATCTGATCGCCGACCTCGAATGTCGTGAAGGAAACCGCCCCCAGGTCGATGTTTACGTACGGATCCGGCGGCGGAGCACTTCGATTGGCTTGGTTGTTCAGCACATGCTCTCTGAACCACCCACCGGCGGCGCCAAACGCCGAGATGATGCCACTGAATGCGTCGCCAACGACGTCTTTGAAGCCCTCCCAGGCCGTGGCCAGATAGCTCGTGCCGAAGTCCCAGCTAAAGTGCTCTGGCGTGACCGATGTCACCTCCAGCCAGTACGTGTCCTGTAGCGGTTGATCCAAGCGGATCACGACTTCTTCGACTTCGTAGACGTTGGGGTTTTCCCGAGCCTTGTTACCCAACCAATTGACCACGTTGTACGCTGATCCGAGGTACCCAATAAACGGCGCCGACCCTGCCCCATAGGCGTATCCGTGAGGGTCCAGGCTACGATCGGTCCAAATCGCGTCCCAGACGCCGACGCCCATAGCGACGTTATTGGCGACCGTTTGAACGATGTTGTCTGAGGCGAAATAGAGATCGTGGTTGAGGTAGGCGTTGTCGGCGTCGTTGATGGGGTCGCGGTCGATTTCATCCAAGATCTGGAGCACGATCCCGACGTTGTCTGGATGTCTCGCAAGCATAGACCGCATCTCGAGACCGTACTCGCGCGGATCAAATAACGAGCCGTAGCCGGGTGGGCCGCCGGCGTAATTCATCGGGTCGAGGCCGTGGGCGAGGTAGGTGTAGTACCTGTCGGATTGTTCCCAGGCGTCGTTGTCACCGTTGCCGCCAAAATTTCCGTACGGGGGAAGGTCAACCATGCTCGGTCCCTAACCGGTCTGAGTGGATGCCCCTCCAGCCCCAGACGCTAGGTTCTCGGTGGCCCCGCCGGGTTGGCGCCGGCCGCGATGCAGCGATCGATGATGCGGCTCAAGGCCTTGGTAGCGGCGTCGCGCGCCTCAAGCGTTCCCCCCGCTTCGTCGATCGAAGGCTGCACGTCTGCACGAATGGCGGTGTGCGTCGGGAAAGGTCGATCGAGCTCGATCGAGAAGGGGGAAACCCGGCGTCCATTGATCATGGCCACGCCGCAAATTGTTCGCTTGTCCGAGCTAACCCGGACCTTGCTCGCCTCAACCCGATGCGGTTGCGAAACTAGCTTCGCGATCTCGCGCTCTGCGAAGGATTTCGGGCGGGCCTCACCTGCACCGCAGCTCACGATCCCGAGGGCTGCCGTGATGATCAGCATGGTTCTCATATCGAACACCGCTCATCGAACAGCCCACCCCTGCATCTCAAACAATATGCGCGGACGCAAGCATGGATTGTTGTGATCTAAGATAACCCGCCGCGATTGCACCGCCCCGCTTCCTCCTCAGACTAGGCGATGACGTGCTCAGCCAAACGATAGGCTCTGCTGCGGCCCCGCCGTTCGCAGACGAACTGGAGGAAGGGGCGAGAGCCGTGTGCTATGGCACGCCACATGACTGACGCGACGCTTCCCCGCCGGCTGAATCTGGGATGCGGCTTCGACAAGCGCGATGGCTGGCTGAACGTGGACGGATGGCCGGGCTGCGAGCCCGACAAGGTGATGGACCTTGAGCAGACCCCTTGGGATCTGCCGACAGACGGGTTCGACCAGATTCTGCTCAAGCATGTCCTAGAGCACTTGGGCCGCGACTTTCAGGCTTACGCTGCGATCCTGCGCGAGCTTCATCGGATTACGGCGCCAGGCGGGCTAATCGAGATCCAAGTGCCCCATTGGCAGCACCCGACGCAGTACACCGATCCGACGCACGTGCGGGCGTTCACGCACGGCTCATTCGAGTTGTTATCGAAGGCGAAGAACGACGCAGACCGCGCTTCCGGATCAAGCAACAGCCCGATCGCGTACATGATTGGGGTCGACTTCGAGATGGTAGATGGTCAGTTCGTTTATGACCCCGCGTGGCTCGGGAAGCAGAGGCGCGGCGAGATCACCCGCGAACAGCTGCGCGAAGCCGGACTTATGCACTGGGGGGTAATTCGCGAGCTTCACGTCAAGCTTCGGGCGGTGAAGTAAGGCTCTCACCGTTCCACAACATGCCGGCAAAAGCCGTGTTAGGCGGAAACGCTACGACGTTGTCATGCTGATCCGGGGTTAGGCATTCCGGGTCAACGCCGGAGCGAGCGACAGCGACAACCCAACCGTTTCTGACAAGCGCGTGGTCCATCAGGCGATCCTCCGCGCCTCAAGGCGGGCGTAGATCTCGGCGTCACCCGTTGAGACCGCGGTCCCGAGTGACACGTCGTCGGCGTTCCATGTGGCGGCGTAGTATTGAAGCTCGAAAGATTTGGACGATGCGATTGTAGCAATCGCGCTGTCCACCGTGGCCTCCACACTTTCGGTGTTATTCACCGGCGTGCGGAAGTTGAGGCCATGCCCGACAGATACGCCGTCCGTGGCATTGTATATTCGCATGCGGCAAGCGCGGGCTACGGAGTTTGGCCCAGCTGAAAACACCGCCCGCGCTTCAAACAGCCAGGTTCCTGCCGGTAGAGTCAGGCGGTTGCCTGCGAGCGACCCAACGGAGCCGGTGTTCCGAACGACAGTGTTTAGCGCGCGAGTGGCCCAGGGGCCGCCGGTAGCCGAGCCGCCTGACGTGCCGCTTGCCTTCTGGTCCTCCACGATTACGTCCGGCGCGACTGACTGGTTGGGCCCGATAACTGCCCGCGTGTAGTCCACACACCGCCAGAGGCCCGTGCCTTCGCTCTCGAACTCCGCCACATCGTTCGCCGCGGTCACGATGTTCGCCCCACCCGGCAACTGCAGGTTCGCACCTTGCGTCAGCGTCAGGGCGCCTGCGAACCGGACGCGCCGGCGGACACCAGCAGCGGCAGCAGTGATCGCTGTGATCGCGGTCGTGCCGGTGACCACGACGGTATCCCGGTCAGCTCCGGCAAGGTCGATCGTCGCCGCCGAAGCGACCGTCGCCGGCGCGGCGTTGTTGATCGCCGTGCTCAAGTTGCCGCCGGTGAAACCAGCACCAGTCGGACCCCGTGGGCCGGCCGGGGTGATCGTCCAATCAGAGAACGTGCCGGCGCCGCTGACATCTCCCGAAGCGACGCTGACCACCAGCGCACCCGTTGAGGGGTTGTAGGAGCTCACCGTTCCGATCATCCAGATCGTGGCGTCTGCGGTCCTTGCGATCTTCACCGTCTGGGTGCCGGCCCAGGTCTTTCCCTGTTGGCTGGTGAAGCTTTTCGAGCCCGCGCCGATCGTGTTGCTGGTTGAAGACGTCCCTGTCAGGCCAAGCGATCCGGCTGCGCTGCTAGCGGCCTGCGCGGCTGCATTGCCCGCGTTCGTTGCTGATGTCGCCGCGGCGCCTGCTGACTGGTTCGCAGCCTCGGCGGCCGCAACGCTTTCGCCCGCGTTCAAATATGACGCGTGGGCGTTGCCATGCACGTTGCTGGCGAGCGCTTCCATGTCCGAGGCGACGCCCGGCATTTCGCCCAGGAAGTCATCGCCGCGAGCGTCGAAGTTCTCCGGATCTTCTGTCGTGGGCGGCGTGGGGATGTTGCGGATCGACGGCGGCGCTGAAGGTTGGGTCGGCACTAGATGTCCTCCAGCTCGAGGGTGATGACGGCTTCGTCTGGTCGGGCGAGGTTCACGTCGAAGCGCTTGTAGATGCCGACGATCAGGAGGGCCTCGAAGTAGCCAGACTCCGCATCGTCGATGCCAGACCAGAGGGCAGGCACCGCGTTGAGCTCATCACGGACCTGAAGGACCTTGGGCACGCGCGACTTCTTGCAGACGACCTGCTGCGTGGTTTTCGGGACCGATCGGCGCGCCTGGAGGGTGGCTTCCCCCTGAGCGTTCCGATCCACTTTGGAGAAGTTCAGGGCCCCAGACTCTGCGTTGTGGACCGTGACGCCCAGGTAGGTGGCGGTGCCGAGCAACAGGCTCCCCACGTGGACGTCGCCGGACGAGCGGGTGAACGCCACCGTGACGGTGGCATCGCTGAAAGGCGGCAGGTCGAAGAAGCCGGCCGCCTTCACTTGGGCGAAGCGACCGAAGAAGTAGTCGCGCCAGCCCAGGGTGCGGCGCCGGCGCAGCGTGCGCGATGCGGAGTAAACCTCCTGGCCGCCACGCTCGACCGTCACTGTGACCTCGTCGGCGAGGAGGCCGGCCATGCCGATGGTGTCGACGCGCTGACCAGGCTCGAGGACGACGGTCAGCGGTGATGGCGCGACAGTCGCCGTGTTCCGAGCGAGATCAAACATCTTCCAGGCGTTCGTCGGCCCGACGTCCCGCCACCAGTCGGTCAGAGTGGCGGGAGCGACCGGTAGGGGCTTGCCGGTGTTGGCCGCCTGCAGGGACAGGTAGGTGCGATGCGTGGTGCTGCTGATGACCAGCGCTCCTGCGGCGTAGGTCGTAGCCGGGTTGTAGACTGTCTCACCTGCCGCAGGTTCGAGCGCCGTTGTGCTGACCAGCACGGCGTCGTCGACATGGATGCCGCACGTCACCTTCATGCCGCCAACGTCTCAGTCTGCATGGCTTCGCCACCGCGGGTGACGTTCTGGAGCACGCTCTCCATGCTGCGGTTGCTCTTGGCGATGTCAGCGAGGGCTTCGTTCATGCGGGCCAAGTCGGCGCGCAGCTGCCGGATCTCGTTGGTGTTCTCGTCGTCGCGAACGGACCGGACAGCCAGGCCGTCGTTCGTCCGCACCAGCGGCATGATGGCCTCGGGGCCCGCTTCACCCATCTGAGCGGTGTTGAAGAGGGTCGGCTGGCTGACGACGCCGTTGGTGAAGACGCCGCCTTCAGCGAAGCCCACGATCCGGCCTGCCTGCCCGTTTTCTCGCAGCACCGCCGCGGCGACCTCTTTGACCGCGTTCGTCTGCTCCACGATCCAGTTCTGGAAGCCGCCCTGACCGAAGTCTCCGGCGTAGCCGGTGGCGGCGGCGAGAAGCGCATTGACCTCGCTGTTGTTGCCAAAGCTCCGGCCTGAGGCAGCCTGCTGTTGCGCCGAGGCGATGGCGGCCTGGCGGGACAGCGCAGCGCTGACGCCGTTCATCGCGTCGGCGAGCTCCACGAACTTGTCGCCGATGTCGACGAGCAGGCCGACCTGCTTCTTCATCTCCTCGAGCTGCTGGTCGGCAATGTCCGCTTGGCGAACGGCCGTGTCCTCAGCCGCCTGCACCGCGGCCTTCACCAGCGCCAGGTCGGACAGGTAGGCGAGGCTGGTCGCGTTGTAGTCGCGCGACGCGGCCAGGTACTCCTCGCTGACGCCCTGCAGCTCGGCGAGCGCTTGCGGGTCACCAAGTCGCGCCTGGCTGGCGATGCGCTGGAACTCGCGTTGCGCCGTCAGGTAGCGGTCGGTTGGCGACAGCATGGCGTCTTCGCTGGACGAGAGCTGCTGGCGGAAGCTGGCCAGCGACTTGGCGAAGCCGTCGAAGCGGTCCTTCGTCTGCCGAAGCACACCGGCTTCCCGCTCGTAGGCTTGCAGGAGGGTCGCGCGCGCCTCGTCGACAGCTTCGGCTGCCCGCGCGTCGGCGTCCGTCCAGTCGAATGCGGCAGTCGTCTCGCCGATGTAGTCGATCAACTTGGCGAAGGCCGGCGCCAGAGCCATGAGCGCGGCGTACATCTCCCGCCCGGCGGCCGTGGTCAGGTCGAGGCCCAGAACGGCGGCCTTGAACTCGTCTCGGGTGTCCACGCTGGTCAAGCCGAGGCGGTTCATCTCCGTCGTCACCGCGCGTTGGATCGGCGCCACGCGCTCGGCTTCCGTGAGGAAGTTCTCGGCAAAGAACGCCGCCTGCTCGGTGAAGGCGTCTAGTCCGCCCACCAGGTCGACCAGATGCTCGCGCGCCTGCAGCGAGGCGACACCGAAAGCGCCGAACGTCACCCCGATGCTGTCCAGCGTGACGTTGACCACCTGGTACTGGCGAGCGACGCGGACGAGGGTCTCGAAGGCGCCTTCGCCGACGTCCTGCACTTCCTGCAGGGCCGGAATTGCGCTGAGCGCGAGCTCGTCGCCCACCTTGCCGAAGATGGCGGCGATCTCCGCCTCGATCTCCTCGCCGGTCAGGCCCTCGAAGGAGAGCTTACCCAGGTTCACCTGGAGGGCGTCGAGCGTGGCTTCCGCCCCCTCCACGCCCAGGATGCTGGCGGCGGACAGGACGCCAGAGCGCAGGCTGCCCAGCAGATCGGTCAGCTGGCCGGTCAGGTCACCGTCCAGTCCGCTGGTGATCGTCTGCACCTTCGTCTTGTTGCTGTAGGTGATCCCGAACGCCTTCTTGATCGTGTTGACCAAGACCTCCTGGTAGGCCGAGCCCGTGACGCCGCTCGCGATCAGCTCGCCCAGGCTGCCGCTATCCAGCTGGATGCCGGCGTCGTTCAGGGTGCGGTTGGTGCTGTTGCCGAAGCCTAGGTTGCCGAGCGTCGCCGGGCGGCCGCTCGTGCCAAGGTTCAGGCCTGAGGAGGAGAGCAGGCCGTTGGCGCCGAACTCGCGCGCCACGCCCGCTGCGACCGCGCCGATGCTGTCCTCGATCGCGCGGAGAGAACGCACCATCTGCGACGAGTACTCAAGATCCTTGTTCCAGTTGCCTTCTGCGATGCCGAGTGCACGCTCCAGGCTCTCGCTCTTCGCGGAGGTGTCGCCCAGCACCGATCCAACGCCCTGCGCCTGTTGACGGCTGGCCGCCGTTGGACCGGTGTACGCCGCGCCGCCGCCTCCAGCCCCGCGCAGACCCATCGACGCGAGAAGGCCAACCATCCCGGCGACGACAGGGAAGCCCCACGGGCCAAGCCATTCGAAGATCTTCGCGGCGCCAGCGGCGGCGGACGCCGTGCCCTTGGCCATCGACCCAGCGATGCTGGTGGTCGTCTCCGCCGCGTTCTGCGCCATCGCCTGGATGGAAGCGGCAAACTGCCAGGCGCGGTAACCCATCTCAACCGCCTGCAGCGCCTTGTAGGCAGCCGTCTGCTCGGCGAAGAAGCCCTTCGCCGCACCGGCCATGTCGCCATAGGTGCGAAGACGTAGCTGTGCCGTCTCCCGTTCCGCCTGCGCCTGCGTGAGCTGCTCTTCGTGAACAGCCTCGGCGATGGCTGCCTGCTGCGCCGGGAAACCGGTGATGGCGCCTGCAAGGTTGCCTATCGCACCCCCCACGCGTCCGAAGGACTGCTCCATGCCGGCAGCGGCGTCCATAGCGGCCGCATTGAGGAGCTCTAGCTCTCCGCGGACTGACTGCAGGCGCCGGAGCTCGTCCTCGTAGGTGCGATCCGTGACTCCGCCGAGGGCGTCTTTGACGTAATCGGCATCGACCGCTTCCAACTCCCGAGGCTTCTTGAGGGTCTCGCCCTCCCAGCGGATGCGCAGGCGCTCCATCTGGTCGACGTGCTTCTCGACCGTCAGCAGACGGGCGGCGAGGGCTCGATCGAGGATGTCGCGGTCTTCGATGTACGCCTGGTTCGCCTTCTCCTGCGCCGTTCGCAGATCGTCTTCGACGCGCTCGTACTGGGACTTCAGCCGCTCCAGCTCGCGCTCTTCCTCCGACTTGCCGGTGCGCGCGCGGGTCTTGTTCGGATCGCCAGCCTCTTCGAGAGCGCGTTTGCGGGCACGCCCTAGAGCCCGGTCCCCCACCCGGTCGCCGAAGGCCGACAGGCCTGCTCGAGCGCGCTCTTCAGCAGCCGCGACGTTCGCTTCCTGTTCCTGGGCGATGCGGCCGCGGGTCGCAAGGCGCCCAAGCCGGACATTCGCTTCGAGTTGGCCAAGGTCCACGCCTGGGATCTTGTTCACGACGCCGATCAGGCGGTTGATGGCGCCGATCCCGTCGTTGACGAACCGCTCGATACTTTCCAGGCCGCCATTGAAGGCGGAGGTCATCACCGCGACGAAAACCTGAGGGAACTGTCGCCAGTTGTCCTTCAGGGTCTCGAACGAACCAACCCAGAAGCCGACGAACTTCACCGTGCTTTCGAACGCTGCGTCGGTGATCCAGTCCAAGGTGTCGCTGAATAGGTCCCCTAGCCACCGCAGACCGTCGCCGACCGGCCCGTTCATGATCATGGCCCCAATCTCTTGGAAGGTGGCCGTGAAGGTGTCGCCGAAGGTGACGGTCTTGTGCTCGACGCGCTCCAGCTGCTCGGCCGTCAGGCCCATGCCCTTGGTGATGTCGTCGGGGTAGCCCTTGGACAGCTCGCGGTGGAACAGGCCAAAGCCGGCCGCCACCGTGCCGACCACGGTGGCAACGGCAGCCAGTGGCACCACGAGAGGTGCAGCCATGGCGCCGATCTGGCCCAGCACCGCGCGGAAGCCGATGCCCCGAGCGGCTGCAGTTGAGAAGATGTCCGCAATCTGCGGACCCTGCATGATGGCGATCATCAGGGCGTTCGTGCCCATCGCCGCCTGCACGCCGACATCTGCAAACTGGCGGCCCAGGTTCGTGACCTCGTGGGCCTGGAGGCGAGCGCCCTTTGCGCCTCTCGCGTGCACGTCCTGGAGGTCGTTCAGCCGGGCTCCCAGCACGGTGTTGGCCCGAGCAAACTCGCCTGCGGAAATTGCACCCGCCTTATAGAGGGCGTCTGCCTCGTGGAGCTCGCGATTGACCCGGTCGATCGACGACTGCAGCGGATCGTAGGACGCCCGCAGCGCGGTGATGCATCGCTCAAGGTCCAGGGCCGACCGCGTGGTGTCGTCCAGCCCACTTGCAGCCGCACGCGCCTCTGAGGCTAGGATCGTCTGCGCATCTCCCAGGCGGTCGGTGGCGCCCTCAGCACGCATCGCTTCTTGGGCGAACTCGGCCAGTGCGGCCTTAGCGGAAGTGGCGGAGGTCGCGTCGATCTCGGCGACCAGGCGGGCGTCGGCCTGCATCGTCATGGCGCCCTCCACAAGGTCAGATCGGGTGAGTTGTCAGATGCCTAAGGGGCTCCATTAGGATGCTCCCTGAGGCTGGCGAGATAGGCGAGGTCCAAGTCTAGGAGCGCGCGCCGCTCCCACCGCTCCAGCTCGATACCCTCGTCTTCCTCCCATTGGCGGATCTCGACCCGCGTCATGGGCGCCGGGCCGAAGCCCGTACCGCCTCGGGTGCGGTTCAGGTCCCAGAAGTGAGACCAGAGGTGCGCCGCCAGCGGGTTCAACTTGGGGACATTCGCCAATTCCGCGATGGCTTCTTCATCGCCGGCGCGGGCGAGGACCAGCAGGTGCTCGCGGCGGGTGGCTTTCAGCTCGCCCTCGCCCTCGATGGAGCGAAGGGCGAACTGGGCCTTGGCATAGATTAAGAGGCCGTCTGCCAGCCGGCGGTAAAATTTGCGAGGTTGCCGCTCTTCTGCATGACCTGGGCGGCATAGCCCGGGTTCGTCTGACACAGGATCAGAGCGTTCTCCGGCGTGCAGGGTTCGTCGATTCCCTCCCAGCCGACCAGGCGCACGGCGGCCAGGCGCTGACCGAAAGCGACATCATCTTCGACGGGCGTGAAGAGCGGCTCGTTCGGGCCGGCCTGCGCCTCGCGAGCGGCCTGCTGCTGCCGGCGCTCGTTGATCAGGCGATTGCTCTCCTTGGTGACCTGGTCGGAGTGGCTGCCGAGGACGGACAGCTTGATCCCCGAGAACGAGCCGTCCGGTTCCACCGCCTCAAAAGTGAAGGGGGTCTCGGACGCCTTGCGGGTGTTCAGCGAGGCCAGCGAGCGGGAGGCGGGCTTGGTCATGGTGGTGATCCTAAAAAGCAGCCCGGCGCGACCGGGCCTTGAAGTTGGAGGGAGGGCTGGTCGCCGGCGCTTAGGCCTGGCTGTCTTGGACGCTGATGATGGTCTTGTCGTAGGCGAGCGTCGGGCCGCCGGCGCCGTTGATCTCGGCGGTGAAGGGGTAAGTCCGGATCGTCTCGGCCTGGCCGTCGTTGGGGGCGTCGCCCATGATCTTCAGCCGACCGATGGTGAAGCCGACGAAGTCCGCGGTGGCCGCGTCGTTCTCGGCGATCACCGCGCTCAGGCTGGTGGGCGTCTGCGCGTCGTAAAGCGCCATCAGCGTCTGGTTCCGGAACTTGGCCGTGAAGGACCCTGACACCTTGATCGTGCCGCGGTTGATGTCGGATGCGAAGTTCGAGCCGGCTTCGGCCTCGGAGGGCGTGATGGTCGGGTCGATCGTCAGCTCCAGGCCCGTTACGGGCACCGCAGTGTTGCCCACCATGATGACGGCGGACACGGCGGCGACGACGGGGGTGGTGGTCTCAGCCGCGGGGCTGGTCAGCACCTGGGAAGTGCCCAGGAGGCGGTTCAGCGCCACGTAGTCGATGGAGATCGTCGCGTTGCCGCTCGCCGGCATGCCGATGCGGATGGCGCCCACCTTGACGTCGGTGAACAGCTCCGAGCTCGGCACGTCCGGGTACCACTCTTCGACGGTGAAGTACTTGTTGGTATGTCCGGTTAGGGGGGCGAGCGTCTTCTTGCCGACGACGATGACCGTCGTACCCGTCACCGCATTGTCCGCCGCCATGGCGGAGCCGTTCAGCGGCTTCACCGTCAGACTGGTGGCGCTGTTGACGCTGATGATGTGCAGGTTCTTTGCGATGTTGGCCGCATTCAGAGCACCGGCCGACAGGCGGATCACGTCGCCTGCCTTGATGCCGTCGGCCAGGAACGAGCCGGCCGCGCGGGTGAGCGTGTAGGTCGGACCTGAGCCGGTGATGGTCACCGACACGCCGGTGATCGGCGCGGTGGCCACGAAATCCTTGCGCAGCACCGCGGCGATGTCAGGTGCGTAGGTCGCGGGCGAGAGCAGTCCGTCGATCCTACCAGACGCGCGCCGCATGCCGGCAGTGGCGCCGGTCGACTGCTGGTGCGAGGTGATCTCGTCGTTCTCGTACGTGTCGCGGGTGAGTGAGAAGCTCCCAGTACGACGACGCTTGATCTGGCCACCGGTCGACGCTGGCGTGCCGAGCGCCGACTGCGGCGCGATGATGATCTGCTTATTGATGCCCTGGGCGACGGCCATGGGGTGATCTCCAGTCGGGGTTGCGGGTCAGAAGTGACGGACCGGAGGGGCGGCCGTCGGTGAGGGCGCTCTCGCGCCGTCAGGCAGGGACGTGAGCGTAGAAGCGCACCCGGACCGGGAGGACGTAGCCGTCCACTTCGGTCATGCCCGGGGCGATCTCAGGCGTGCGTTCAACGGTGGCGCTCAGGGGCCCTGCTGGCAGGGCGAGCCCGCGCGGAAAGTGAGCGCGGATGGCTTCGGCCCGAGCCATTGCGGCGCCCCAGCCGAGCCCAGGCGGATAGACGAGCGTCACCTGCAGGAAGCCACGCTCCTGGTAGGCGCGGCCGCTCTCGGTGTTTGCGGGTTCGGCGAGCAGAACTGAGGCCCGCTGATACGGCGCCTCAGGCGCGCTCTCCGGGTCCTCGTTGTCCCAGATGGTGACCACCTCGGGCGCGAGGGACGCCAGTTGCTGCTCGAGGGCGGCCCGGATGGCGATGGCGCTCATTCCGTCACCGCCGCGGCGGCGTCCGCCACGATGTTGGGCCACTCGATGGCCGTCAGGGCCACCATTCCGTTAGGCGCCTGCTTGGACCAGCCGTACTCCAGGCGCCGCGCGTAGGGCACGGGGTTGGAGATGTAATGGACCTTGCCGGCGGCCTGCTGGTCGACATTCGGCGCCGGCGGCGCGCCTACGCCTTCCAGCTCGATAGAGGTCAGCACACCGGTCTCAGTCTGCCAGTTCTTGCGGAAGTGGCCGCCTACGTAGCCCCGCCGCGGCTCCCGCCAAGTGGAGGGATTGCCGACCGGTGAGCGCACGATCAGGCGCGAGCGGAACTCCAGGACCGCCACGAAGACGACCTGGTCTGCATAGTCGCCGAAGCGGTCAGCGAAGTCCTGGCAGGCGAGCGCGAACGTGCCCATCAGCTCACCCTCGCAGCTGCAGCGTGTACATGACTGTCAACCCCGCGGGCGCGAGCGGCTCGACCGCTTGGATGCGCCACTGCTTGGCGCCGATGGTGATGGTGTCGCCCGTCCTCGGCTCCGGGATCTCGGCGCCCGCCTGGTTGAGCGGCGAGAGCAGAAAGCGCGTGTCACCCGCCTTGATCAGGGTGCCGTCGATGTCGCGTGCGCTGTACACCTCCTCGACGCCGCTACAACTCGTCACGACGGCGGTCCCGGGGGTCACCACGCCTGTGGCGGGGTCTCGGGCGCCTGAGGGCGTATGAGTCAGCGTCACCGGCTGCCCCTTCCCTCCCCGACCCTTTGGGGCGAGCGCCTGCGCAGCGCTCTGTCGAGCGCGCTCGTCGTAGGCCGTCATGCGCGGGTCAGTGGCGCGTTCACGCCGCCGACTCGTCGCGAGCCGGCTGCGAACATCATGGCGTGCACCAGGGCCAATCGGCTCTCGCGAGCCTGGGCGGGTGCAGTCTCGGCGTACTCAGTTTCGATCGGGCCGACTTTTTCCCGAACCACCTGCGGGGCGGCCGCTCCAGCGCCGCCGATGAGGGGGCCCGAGAGGGTCAGCCTAGCGGCCTCGGCGACCGCGTTTTCGATCTCCGTCTCCACTGATGGAGCGATCGCCGGCGGGGGGACGAACGTGGCTCGAATGTAGGTGCTGGCGTCGAGAATGGCGGCCGCTGCCGCCTCATCCGGAAGCACGGTCCAATCGGACCAGCCCCGGGCGAGCGCGTAGGCGTCGACCTTGCTGGTCGTGGTGAGCGGATCCGAAGACCATCTCACCACGCCATTCCCGACGACCAGTGCCATCGTCAGGCCTTCTCGCCTTCGCCGCCGCCGTTACCAGTGGCGCCGTTCTCAGCCGGCGCCTTCGAGGGCTTCGCCCTACCGCCGCCGGTTTTGCCGTCGCCGTCGGCATCGAACCGGGCGACCTGGGCCCGGAGCTCGGCGTTCTCCGCCTGAAGGCGCTCGTTCTCGGCCTGGAGTTCGGCATCGGCGATCCGGCCGACCTTCGCGGGCTCCGCGCCGACTTCCGCGTCGGAGCGGAACATGCCCTCGACCTCGATGTCGGCCGCCTTCTTCTCCAGCTCGGCGCGCTGTTCCGCGATACCCGCCTCCTGGGGCGTCGAAGGTTCGTAAGGGCCTGTCGCGCCCCCGACGATCGCCAGCGCTTGCTCGCGCGGCAGTCCATCCTGAAGCACTGCGCCGTTGGGCCCACGCTTCACCGACCAGGTGCCGTCGCCGTTGTTGTAGGCGGTGAGCGCGATCTGACCGCCGGCGGGAGTGGCGATGTCCAGGTTGCTCGCGGCGGGAGCGGCCGCCATGGCGAGCACCGGGGCCACAGTGGCGGCGGCATGCGCCAGGTCGGAAGGTGAGAGCGCTGCGGCCGCCGTGACGGCCAGAGCCGACGCCACCAGGGCGAGGCCGATGTACGAGAGCATACGATTGCGAGCCATTGTGGCCTCTCCTGAAGTCGACTTGAGGGGGTGGTCTGGCGCGTAGTCGCGGCGACGCGCGGCGCCGGAAACGACAAGGGCGGCCGAAGCCGCCCGTGCCGAAACCGCTGTTGTTGTGGAGGTCAGCCGTTCGTCTGGATGAACGCCAGCGGGATGTTCTTGCGGTCGAACACCCGATTCCAGTTCGCCGCGGTCGCCAGCGCCGAGTAGGTCGGCGTGGCGTTGGAGGAGATCTGCGTGCCGGCGATGGCGAAGCCGGTCGGATGGATCACCTCATGCCGGCGGTTCCAGAGCGTCTCCACGCCCTCCCCGTTGCCCTGCTCCTCCACACGGGTCACCGCATTGGGGGTCTTCGGAGTCCCGAGGCCCTGACGGAAGGCGCCCGAGCCGAACAGGATCGAGGTGTAGGTCTTGCGGTTCGTGCCCTGGGTCACCGGCATGTCGTCGTCGATGATGACGCGCTTACCTTGGAAGGACTGGAACAGCAGCGTCCCGGTCTCCGGATCGAACGTGTCGACCAGGGCGCCGATCTTCTGCATCCGTGCGTGAACGACCGAGTGGACTGCAATGGCGGCCAGTGAGCCCTTCGCATCACCCATCGTCTGGGCCGCATCGATCATCACATCGGTGCTGAAGAGCTGCGCATCGGTTGGGGCGCCGACCGCGTCGGTCGCGACGTTCTTGACCATATCGCCGCCGTCGTTTGCGACGTTGTCCGCCAGGATGCCCTGGCAAATCTTGAGCAGGGTCGTCTGGTTCACGCCCGCCCAGTAATCGGCGATCTGATCCGAGATGACGGAGAGCGGATCCTGCTGGATGAAGGCTGCGGTCAGATCGGCCGAGGACCAGCCTTGGTTGCGGGCCAGCTTCCGGGCGATCTCGTTGCCCATGCCGATCTTCTTGGGCACCGCCACGTCCGCGGGGTTGTCGGACGAGGCGTTGGGCTCGTCATTCGCCACACGCTTGAAGTGGGGCATGTTCACGATGAAGCCCTGGTCGCTCATGAAGGCGGCGATCGCAGGGTCGAGCACCAGCACGCCGGCCGCCGCAAAGGCGTTCCGGCGCACCGAGGCTTCGACAGTGGCGCGGTTGAAGTTCTCGCCGAAGACGAGGTCGGAGAGCCGGACGAGGGCCATGCCGAGTTCCTTTTCAGATCAAAGAGACGCGGCCGAGTGGCCCGCCGAATGGGCAGGGGTTGAGGTCTAGGCGACCCCTGCTTCCGCCTTCAGCCGGCTCGCGAGAGCCGGATCTTTCGCCTGGATCTGGTCCTGCTCAGTCATGTTGAGCTGACCCTGCTTCCAGGGGTTCTTGCCGGCATGCTGCTGGGCGCCGCCGGAGGCGCCGCCGCCGCTGTTGCCGTCCAGGACGAAGGCCTTGCCCTTGTCGTCAGCGGCCCAGAGCTTGATCGACTCGCCGAGGGGCAGGCCGCCCTTGTACGGGACGAGGTCCTCGCCCTCTTCCCTCAGCTCGACGCCTGAGCGCAGCAACGCCGCAGCGGCTTCCTTGAGTTCGGGCTTGACGCGGACCTCATCGAGCGCGGCGCTGAGACGCTCGTTGATTAGCACCTTCTCCAGGCGAGCCTCCGCCCGATCGGCGCGCTCCTTCTCTTTCGCCAGCTCCCGGGTGTGCTTCGCCTCGAGCTGAGCCTTCACCTGCTCGACGTCCCCGGACTTGGCCGCCGCTTCTTCCTCTGCCTTCGCCTTCTCGGCCTCGATCGCCTCGAGACGGGCGGTGAGGTCCTTGATGGTCTCCCGATCCGCCTGCGCGTCCCGCTTCAGGCGCTCGTGCGCATCAGCCAGACGCTGATGGGCCGCGGGATCGACCGGCTTAGGGTCGTCGCTCCCTCCCCCGCCTCCGTGCGGGTTGTCCCCGCCGTCGCTGATGTTCAGCCACGGTTGATGGCTCACGCCCCAACGAAGGGCGCGCAGCTGGTGGGTGTTCATGGTGGTCTCTCCTGCGGCTCTGCACGCGTTGGAGGGGCGCGGCTCTGCACACGCCCGGTTGGGCGCCCTGGCTCTGCTCAGGGCATTGAAAAGGCCGCCCGTGCGGGCGGCCTAAAGACTCTGCTCGTCGCTTACTTAGACGCCGTAGCGCTTATTGCCGCCCGACGTGATGCAATACCGGCCGCCCCGAGGTCCGATGCAGACGTTGGATCCACTGCAAGGACAATTGCCCGCCCCCGCCGAGCCTCCATTCCGCGATCGAGATCCTGAACGCGAGGCACTACTGCCGCGCGACCGGCCGCTGCTTTGTGCATAAGTTTTCGAGCGACTGGTCGATGATGCACGAGCGGAGCGTGTTCCGGTGAATGCGTAGGGTGAGGCGTGACTGCCTGCTGCCTCAAGCTCATCAGAAAGGTACCGAGAGGACGCCCAGCACTCCCCGTGTGCAGTATCGACGCTTCGCCATTCGCCGTCGGTTAGCCTGGTCTCTACCAAAGTGCCCCGTGGCAGCCGCGTCACAACGCTAGCAGCACCATCTGGTGCGACTCTACAGTTTAGGTTTGTTGTTGTGCGTAAGGTTTCAGCTGCCGACGCGCCTGCCAACGAGGCGCCAATGAGCGCCACCACCATGATCCAGCCCCGCATAGTTTCCTCCCCAGGAACGGAGAGGATGCTACCTCAGGGCGAGATGGAGTCGAGCACTACGCGCGAACGGTGCGTCAAAGCGAGATCGACCCTTATTCCCCACGCGCGCGATTGCGCTTCGGATGCGGCATCGGGGTCATGTCGAACGGCTGGCCGTAGGCCTCACTGTGATCGATCTCCAGGCCACCGGCGCTAGACACGCAGAAGCGGCCGCCCGGCTCCCAGTCAGGATCGGTCGGCAAGTCGCTCGACGGTGAGGGTTCTGGTTTCACGGTTCCATTCTACCACTTTCAGCCGTGACCCGCGACCGAACAGGATCTCTGACTCTGACTTGACCGACGACACGGTCGAGACGTCCAGCCCTCGCTGACCTTTGCGGGCGTAGACGACCATCAGCACGCCGTCGCTTCCTTCGCCGAAGTTTCGGGCGACCGCGCCCTCCTTGGAGGTGCTGAGATAGCCGGGTTCCTTGATGATCGACCCTGGCCGAAGGTTCGACTCGGCTAGCTTTCGGGCGTAGGCGCCAATGACGCCGCGCTCCACCAAGACATCCTCTGCAAGCCTCGATTTCGCCAGAGCTCGGTCGAGCGCCGCCACGCGCCGCTGCAGATCAGGGGTTCCCTCGACTTCCCCACGCAGGAAGCCGTTGATGCGGCGATACCCAGACCCCGTGTAGTCGGCGATCGCGCGGAAGTCCGCCGCATCAAAGGTCTTGATCGTCTGCCGTGCCGCCTCGTCGACTGCGCTGAAGGCGCCCGCGTTCTTCGCCTTCAGCTCCTCAAGGTTCAGAACCTTGCCGGTCGTGTCGGTGAACCGGTCGACCGTCAGGTTGCCGGTACGAAAAAGGGCCGCCTTAGCGACCCCGAGAACCTCGTCCTGAACCTGTGGCGGCTGCTTCTTCAGCCAGTCCGCGTATGTCGTCCGCGGCGTTCGCCTCATCCCCCGGATCCGAGGGATGGTCACGCTCCTGCAGTTGATGTGGCGGGGCGGCTGCGGGCCCTTGCCGATCGGGAAAACCTTGCCGTCGAGCGTGGCGCACGTGAGCGACGTGCGGCTGTCCAGGGTGGCGACGAACTCCCAACCGACCACCAAGGCGCCGGCGGACTTGTAGAGCTCCTGCGAGCCGACGTTCGACGTGTGGGTGACGGCCGTTCGGACCATCGCCTCGACACCACGCCGGCTGATCTCGAGGACGCCGTCGCGGTAGCCGCTGACCTTTGAGCCTGCCAGGCGACGGACCATGTCGTCGACGGTGGCGCCCTCTATGTAGCCCTGCCGGATCACCTCGCGGGTGCGGCGGGCGGACGCCTCTTCGGCCTCGCTAAGCCAATCCTTCAGGAGCCGCCCTTGGAAGGGGCGAGCCTTCACCGCGGCCATGACCTGGTTCACCGTGGGAGATGACCAGGTGACGTCGACCTCCACCGCGTCCGCAGCGTAGGCGAGCAGCTTCTGGTGGAACTCGAGCTCCGCGCCGACGAGACCCGCTAACTCGGTTTCAAACCGCAGCTTCAGGGTCGCCCAGCCTTGGGCTTCGAGAGACCGCAAGGAGGCAAGGAGCGCTTCCAGGCGCCGGCCCGAGAAGTTGGACCCGGCGGCCTCTTGCAGCCTCGCCAGGACGCTCTTCTGCGTCCTGTTGATCTGGCCCACCATCTTGCGGACAAGCGAGGTGGAGTAGCGGTGGAGCGCGATCCGATGCAGGACCGCTTCGGTGTGGATCCGCTCCTCAGGCTGGAGCTTCATGCCGCCAGCTCGTCGGGCTCCTGATCAGTCGCGTCGCCGAGCGCTGGCCCCTCGCCCGCGATCTCCTCCTCGTGGTCCTCGAAGGACTTGGCGGGATCGACCACTTCGGCTTCTTGGAAGCGCGCGAAGAGCTCGCGCTTTGACAGCGCCCCGCCCTGCCAGGCCTTCAGCAACGCCTCGAGCTGCTGCGGGCTCATCCGCGTCGGCATCAAGTCGGTGTTGAGCCAGTAGAGGAGCGGCCGCTTCTTGCCGTCCGCGGCGGTCGTCTCGACGGGCGCTCCCGCCCACGTCGCCATGAAGCGCAGCGCGTTAGTCAGGCACTGCGAAAGCGCATTGGCCGCGGCGCCGATCACCGACGTCTCCCCCGCCCGCTCGATACGGGCCGTTTCAGCGGCGATCGCCGCGCGAGGGCTCTCCATCAGCATCCGCGCGCCCAGTGCGGCGGCATCGCGGCGCTTGTCGTCCATGGCCGCCTTAAGAGCGCCCACGCTGGCGCCATCAGCCTGGACGATCTTCAGGTCTGAACCCGCCGGGCCGAGCACCGCTTGCGACGAGCCCACCGCCAGCGTTGTCCCCTCCGGCACTGTGATGCCGGATCCGAACAGGATCGGATTGCCGAGCCACATCAGCGCCCATTCCATGGCAGCGCTGTTCTGCAGGTGGGCGAGGTTGATGTCGGCCAGGTCCGTGAGGGGCGGTTTCTCGCAGCGGGGCTCGCCGTCCCGAGTGTTGGAGAAGAACATCGGGATCGCCGTCATCGGCTTCCCGCCCATTCTGGGCTCCAGCGTCTCGGTGGCCTGCCAGGCACCGCCGACCTGCCGGAAGACCCGCTGACGATAAACTCCACCGTTGATGTCGAGAACGCGGACCTGCCGCTTTGTCGCGACCGTGAACTCGTCGGCGCCGGGCTCCTCGAACTCCTCGAGGAGACGGACGTGGGAGAGCCGCTGCGCCCCGCCAACCTTCGTCACGCGAGCGGCCAGGATGGTAGTAGCGTCGTAGAGCCGAAGGCTCGGGCGGTAGCCCTGCCGCTCCGCCTCCAGCTTCGTCATGCCGTCCGGCGCCTGCGGATAGTCGACGAGCACGCCGATCGCGGCGGTCTTCAGCACGCCATCGAAGGCGGCTTCGGCGAACCGGTCGATCTCCTGGCCGGTCTGCGTGACGTCTTCAGTGTAGGCCTCGAGCCCTTCCGGAAAGGTCCGCGCCGGAGCCTTCAGGAACACCAAGCCCCCGAACGTCTCCAGGGTGCGGGAGACCATGGGCAGGTAGTAGGCGCCCTCTTGGTAAGCGCTCAGGGTGGACGTGTCCCAGCCGGGCATGCCGATCACCAGGGCCCGCGCCTCGGCCTTGCCGGCCAGCAGCGCTGCCACCCGATCTCGCTCGGACTTGAAGCGAGCCCAGGCGGCGTCCGCGTCATTAACGGCCACCGAAGCTCACCCTGGGAAGAACCACGGCCGGAGCAGGCCCAATTGTCAGCTCGTTGATGGCGTCGGCGAACGCATCCACCTGGTCGTCGTGCGCTCCGGCCGGGAACGTGCAGAGCTCTTCCATGAACGCCTCGTTCCAGTCGCCGCGGAGCAGCTTCACGTTCCCCGCCTCCGCCTGTGCAGCCGCCGGTCGGGCACGGGTTGTCTTGTCGCCAGTCGGCTGCACCGCCTTCACGTCGTAGCCGGCGAGCAGGACGGTGTAGGTCTGCGCCTGCGCCTTGCCCGCTTGGCCGGGATCCTGCGGAATACGGATCGTCGTACCGGCCGGATCCTGGGTCGCGGTCGTGGTGATCAGGCGCTGCACCCCCGCGGGGCCTAAACGCTGCCGGACGACATGCTCGACGTAGAAGACGCCTTCTGGTGAGCGGGTCACCCGGACGCCGGCGGTCGCGTCCCCGCCCCCTTCCGTCGCGCCCATGTCCCATGCCCTGACGCGCCGGCCGCATCGCGCCGGGACCGCGTCCACGATCTCGAACCAGCTGCGCTTGAACAGCCCGCCTTCACGAGGCGTCGGACGCTGCTGGTACTGCCCGGCATAGGCGTAGGAGCCCATGTCGCGCTTCAGCTTCTCGACCACCTCCCGGGGGAAGCGGACCGGGTCGAGCAGCTCGCCCTCGTAGCTGCGCGGATCCTCGAAACCGATGCTGGTCCGGCACTTCCGCTCCGGCTCGAACTCCATCGGCAGGCAGAGGTGGACGTACTCCATGCCCAGCTTCTGGATGACGCCGGACAGGTCCTGCTCGTGCAGGCGCTGCATGATGACCACGATCGCCGACCGCTCCTGGTCGTTCAGGCGGTTGGTCGCGCCCTCGCGGAACTTGCGGGTCGTGTTCTCCCGCTCCGTCGGGCTCTCGGCCGTCTCGGTGCTGTGCGGGTCGTCGATGATGAGGCGGTCGCCGCGCTGGGAAGTCAGTGACCCGAAGGCGATGCCGTCTCTGGCGCCGGTCCGGCTGTTGGCGAAGCTTGTCTCGCCGGTCCTGGTCAGCACTACGTCAGGCCAGAGCGCGCGGTACCACTCCGACAGCATCAGGTCCCGGGCCTTCCGGGTGTCCCGCTTCACCGGCCCTTCGTTGAACGCCGTGGCGAGGTAGCGCATCGAGCCGAGGCCAAGGGGCCCCCACTCCCAGGCCTGCCACATCACCGAGACGATCAGCGATTTCGAAGAGCCCGGCGGCACGTTGGCCAGCAGCCGGTTGATGTCGCCCCGGGTGATCGCCTCGAGGTGCTCGCAGAGGGCGTCGAGGTGCCAGTTCCAGACCAGCTTCGCGTTCGGCTCCAGGACGTGCCAGGCCTCGCGGACGAAGCCACTTAAGCGTCGGCACCTGTCGCGGATGGAGTCGCGGTCCTCTCGCAGGCGCCGGCGCTCGGCCTCAGCCTTCCTGCGCTCCCTTTCCGCCCTGATCTCCTCCAGGGACGGCAAGCTTGCTGCGGATAGCCTCAAGCGCGGCCAGCTCCTCGTCGGACAGGTTGGATAGGTCGACGCGGACTGGCGGGTCTTCAGGACCTCCGCCGATGATCGCCTGCTTGGGCTTGCCGTGGCCGCGGTCGAGGATCGCCGTGGCGGCGGAAACGCGCGCGGCGGCCGGTTGGCTCTTGTCCCGCATGATCGACGCGAGTGTTGCGACGGCCGAGCGGGTGAAGACCTGGGCGGCCTCCATGACGTCAGCGGTCGCCTTGTTGCGAGAGCCAGCCGGGCGGCCGGCACCTGGGCGGGCACCTCCGCGGGCCATCTGATTTCCTCTGATATGTTTTCAGACGCACATGCCGGAGCCGTCGACAAATGGTCTGCCGGCGGACGCGAAGACGAGCCGGCGCTGGTGCGCAGAGCAACTCGTCGTGCGGATTAACGCTGAAACGCAAAACCCGCCGCGGCTAAGCCGGGCGGGTTGCGACGCAGTCCTGCGCCTGAGCGAGAGAGTCGTTCATTTAGGCCCGATTTGTCAATGGGCGGGGGCAGCCACCCAAGGCTTGAAGCCTAACCCGGCCCATACACGCCTGAACGCTCTCTTCAGGTGGTTGCCGAAGGTCGACACCTCCCGCGCCACTGCAGCCGTGCCACGAGCAAGCGGAGTGCGATTGCACGTGAGATCGTTCGAGGCGGGCGTACCGTCGGGATTGAAGGCCACCGGAAAGGGATGCGTGTCGCACTCAGGGAACGGGTAAGCAGGCGACCGCATCTCGGGCCGGCCAGCGATGCCGCCCGCGACGCGCTTCGGAAACAGCGTAGCGAACGTAGTGGACCGAAGCTGAGGCTCGACGAACAGAGGCATGCCTGCCGGAGACCCATCTGCAGGCCCATAGCCAAAGCGGCGGTCTTGCGGGTCCGCCGGCCTCGGCGGTGCTCCATTGGCGCTCGGATAAGGAAGGCCATACGGCTGCCATTGGTGGTTGCCGTCGATCGACCGCAGCGCCTCATAAAGGACGGAGAAGCGACTGCCGCCCTGTGTAAGGCGCATGCGGCTCACGTCCCCGCCTGTACGGTACACGACCTCGCGCAAACTCGACTCATTCAGAAGTGCGAGCTTCGAAAGCGTCACAGCGTGGCGCAGCGCAGCGAACCTTGTCGCGCTCACACGGCCGTTCGACAGCCCCACGTCTGCGTCGATCATCTGCACTGCGTTGTCGAAAGTGAGGAGGGGTTTACCGCCGGCATCTCCGACCTGAGAGAAGACTTCGCTCAGTTTGCCTGCCGTGGCGTTGTTCGGGTTGGCCATTAGGTCGATCAGGTCAGCTGTGGTGGCGTCGGGCGAAGCAAGCTTCGCCAGGTGAAGGACGGCATCTCCCGCCGCTCGTTTTACCTCGCCTTGAACGTGCTGCCTCACATCCAGGTACTGGCGGAACAGTTCGTCGAAGGGAGGCGGCAGGTTCGTCAGGAGGAACTCGTTGATCGTCCTTTCGACGTCCGCGAGGAAGGACAACACTGAGCAACTGTATTGGCCGAGCTCATAGGGCACCGGGGTAAACGCGCTGCCGTAGCAGGTGAGCCATTCGGCGTAGACGCTGAGCACACCGGACTGGCCACTCGCGAGGAGTGTGCTCGCCTTGAGCGCTGCGTTTATGTACTCGCGGCTGGCGACTTCAATGCCCGTGCGCCAGTGCCTCGCGTACCCGCTGAGGACATTACTTTGGGCTACGAGCTGCTGGATGGCGTCTTTAAGGCTCGCGGTGTCAACGATCTTCTGTCGCAGGCGCTCGATCTCGGCCTTCAACGCGTCGACGCCTGCGCGGGCCTCGCGGACCACGTTGCGTTGGGCGACGGTCGCTTCGCGCGCGGCATCGAAGGTGATCTGGGCAGCTTGTCTGGCCCCCTCGAGCACGTTGCGCAGAGCTTGAGCTTGGGCCTTCTCCGCCTGCGCAGCCGCCTCAGCAGCGACAGCGGTCGCGCGTCGGGAGATAAGGTCGTTCAGTTTCGCTTGTTCGTTCAGAAGGCGTCCGCGAACCTTGTTCAGCTCGATGACCGCTTCAGCAGGTCGGCAGACTTGCCTTAATACGTCCTCGCATACGTCTTTGCAGACCGGCTTCAAGCCGCCGAGACAAACCGCTTTGCACTGCTGCTTGCTGACCCACTCACACACTTCTCTCCCGGATTGCAATATGTCGTTAGTGAGCTTGATCTCCCTTTGCTGAAGGTCCGCGATTGTAGAGTTTACATCACCGATAGCTTTGCCAGCTCCCTCAATGATATCTCTATTGGCAGCTATCAGGCTGTTCAATTTGGCGATCTTGTCTGCGTTTGAGGCTAACTCCTGCAGCGCATTGTCGAGTTCTCGCTGGGCTTTCTCCAGAGCTCGCTCTTGTTCAGCGAGTATATTCTCCGCCGCACTCAGCCCTTCGCGAGCGAGCTTCAACTGAGCTTCGCCTGTCGCAAATCGTGTCGTGAGGTCGACGTGCTCCGCCACGACATTGGCAAGCGCTCCGCCTGCGGCATCCTCTAAACTGTCGAGCTGGCGCGCCAGCTGGTCCACAGTCACGTAGACGCCATACATCGCCGAGATGTGCGCCCCCATGCCTGACTTGGCGCTAACACGTGCGGCATCACGGTTCAGGATGAGTCGTCCCGCAAGGAATGCGGCTGGAGCCCGCATCCGGTTAGGATCGGGCTCACCTGCGGGGAGGCGGTAGTCGATGTACTTCTCGAGCACGAAGTGCCGTCGCTCGACCGCGCGCTCATCGCCCAGAGCAAAAACGTCGCCGGCATAAGCGTTGACGTAGGTATGGGCGAACGTGTCACCCGCTGCGTGAGTGAGGTAGCCGGAGCTGAACGCTACCTCTTCAGGGGCGCTGGCCGACCGGTGCAGGTGCTTCAGCCAGTCCGCGGTCTGCCAATCGCCCTCGATTCCAGGGTGAGCCGTGACTTGGCCGTTTATCAGGTCGGGATAAGCGTCCGGGCCGAGTGCGCCCGCCAGAAACGCGCCTGGGTGGTGCCGAATGGCGTCGCAGAGATCCTGCGGAACCGCGTAGGAGCCTCCTGACAACGTGACCGCACAGTCCGGCAGGATGTCATCGAGAACCCGCTGTGCGATCCAGAGGTGAGTTTTCAGGCCGAACGCTTGTGCCGCGTGCGTAGGCAACAACAGCACGGCTGCAATCATGCCGGCGCGCAGCCAGCGGCCAAACGGCATACCCATAACGCCCCCATTCTCGCCGCAGCGAGCCCCGGGGCGATGGTGCGTCAGTCTCAATCAATCGTCTAGAGCGAGAAATGTAGCTTTCTTACTAGGGTGAGTTGCGCTCGATCCTGTCCCGGTAGAGCGGCAACATTGCGTGGAGCGCTCCTTCCAACAGTAACGAACCCGCGGCCCGGAGCTTGTGCGGGCTGCAGGCGAAGGTCTCCTTCTCCCCCGCAACGGCGTAGCCTACGTCCGCGAGGCTAAGGTTGAACACCAACACGCCCCAGAGAGCCGCGCGTTGCTTCGCTGATAACTTGGCTTGCGCCCGAGCCAGCCGATCGACAGCGATAACGAAGCGCTCTGGCTCCGCAGATGTGCCGCCGCCCAGCCCCTCACCGTAGCTCGCCGTCAGCTTGCCGATCTGCGCACCCGCGACGTCCGCGAGAAACCCCTCCGCCACGTCCGCATAGTCAACGTCCACGTCTGCTGAAATGAGTTGATCGCGAACCGTTTGCGCCTTCAGCACGACACGCGGCCTCAGGTGCGAGTACTCGCTCTCCAACGCGACCGCGAACCCGAGATCACCTTTCAGAGCGCGCTCCAGGGTCGGCGCCTGTCCGTGCGGACCAAGCGCCTGGGCGCGGCCCTGCAACGCCACCGCCTCTCTGACGGCTGAGAGGGACCAGCCCGAAATCACGTAGCGAGCGGCCTCCGGGGACAAGTCCTTCAGGCCTGACCCCTTTCGACCTCTCTTGGTCTGCTTGGCTTTAGCTGCGCTTTTCATAGGACCACCCCGCTATCTACCAAGGCGTCCGAGCATCCACGGCGCAGGCTCAATCTGTCGTTCATCGGTTGCCGCCCTCCCGTACTCCGGCCGATCTCATCAGCTCGGCCAGGCTGCGGCCGTTGACCGTGCAGCTGGCGACGAGCCGGTCATGTGATCGGGTGCTGTCGCCGCGGTTGTTCAGGCGGGCGGTGCAGACGGCGCGCTTTCCCTTGGCCATGCGCTCCATGGTGGCCTTGGCCTCTCGGCCGCCGGGCGCGTTCAGCTCGGGGGCGTAGAGATCGGCGAGGCGGATCTCCGTCCACGTCCGCGGGTCGGCGCCGGGCCCGATGCAGATGCTGTCGCCGTCCCCCACGTAGCGCACAGTGCCGGCCACCGTGGCGCCGGGCTTGTAGCCGGAGACAGGGGCTTCGCAGGGGTCCGCGATGACCGGGCCGGCCACTAGGAGCAGAGCGGCCGCATACTTGAGGTGGCGGACCATAACGACTCGTCTCGAAGTAGGGCCGCGAAAGAGAGGACGCTCGTGGCCAATGACATTCTCGAACTGACTTCGGCAGCGGCGGCCATCAGTTCTGCGGGTGCAGCATGGGCCACCTATGAGGCCACCCGAACAGCTACATTCATCAACTTTCTGGTTGTGATCGTGGCCGTCGCTTCGCCGGCCTACGCCCACTGGCTTTACAAGAGGGATCAGGCGGCGGAGGAGGAGCGGATCGACTTGGTCTCTGCCAGCGCCGGCAGCGCGGGAATTGCTGCGGTTCAGTCGACCTTCGACGAGGCCATGCGAGCGAAACACCCTGCGATGAACATCGACGCTCTGCGAGCAATGAAGCGATGGCGCCGAGAGTTCACCATCGAAGCGTCCCGGGTAGAGCGGTACTTGAACAACTGGATTTTCGATCCCGCCTTGATCGAGCCGCTGACGAGGACGCAGCACGAGCTTGAAGACCTCATCAAGCTTCTGGATGACGAGCTGAAGGATTTCGATCCGCAGCAAAATCCGAACGCCGCCCTGAGCACGGTGAGATTGGCTACATTTGAAGCCGCCGAGCGGCTGCGGCTGCACCGCAACTTTCTGGATTCGTACTCGGAAGCTCGAACGGCTTCGAAGCAGCGGAAACGAGCGGCGGTGCGCCGGAAACTGCTGCGAGCCAAAGCTTGACGGTCGCTGAGACGTCACGCTGGGTTCGTTCGCGGTTCGGCACCGATCCTGCTCTGCATGGCGGCTCATCGAACAGGCTCCCCGGCAAACTCTTCCACCGGCTGAAGGCGGGCAGCCATCTCAGGCGTGATCCCGCCGGCGACAAGGGGCGGCCGCACCGGAGGAAGGATCGGCTTCTCGGGCGTAGTCGGCTGCCGCGCCGATAGCTGGGCCAGGGTCTGCGCCACCAGCTGCCGGCGCTGATCCCGCTCCTCCGCCGTGATCTCCCGCGGCTCCGGCTGCTGCAGGGCAAGCTTGCACCGGAAGAGCGCTCGCTGCACCGGCGCTGCGTGGCGGGTGGCGAGGTCCCGCAGCTTGCCCGGCTTGGGGAAAAACTCCGCGTCGCCCTGGCGCCGGAACTCGCGAACCGCGTCCTTCAGCGCCTCCAGCGGCAGGAAGCCGAGGTCCTCGAAATAGGCCGCCCACCAGGTCGCCCACTCCGCCTCGGAGCGCTGCGGCGGCGGGAAGACGGCGAAGAGCGGCGACACCGCGGCCATCACGCCCGCCTCTCCGCACGGCGCCGCCGCGGCTTCGAGCTTTGGCAAGGCGGCGCTCGCCTCCTGCCGCAGCCTCGGGCTTTCGGCGACCTCGTGCGCTGTCTGCTCGGCAGGCTGGTCACGACGTAGCCGCTCGCCGAGCTCCCGCGAGAGCTCGTTCCAGATTGGCTTGGCGCTCGCCAAGGCGGGCAGATGGGGCTGGACTGTGGTCGGGGCGGTCATGGCGGGCCTCGGGGATGGTGAGGGCTTGGCGGTTGTCGGCGATCGACTGGGCGACGGCGGCGTCGAAGAACTTCCAGGAGCCGATGGGACTTCGCGCACGCTGGACGAGACCCGAGACGACGGGGATGACGTCCTGGACCCAGGACGCCCCTTCCCGGCGCCAGGCCGAGACCCGACCCGCCGTCGTCACCAGCGTCGGCGAGCGGTTCGGGTCGAGGTGGGGGCTGTCGATCAGCTGGACGAGCACATCGGCGGGCCTGCCTTCGGGAGGCCAGTCGTCGGCAGGCGCAGCGCTCTCGCGCCCGCGCTCTTCAGCAGCATCTATATTTGGTTCTGGTTCTGGTTCTGGTTTTGTCGGCAAACGCGGAGCATTTGCTGCGCCATTTCCTGAGTTCTTTCTAGCGCTTGCGATGCCACCCGCTTTTCCGGCCTCTTTGCGCTTACAGGAAGTGTCACGGTACTTGGCCAAATCCTCGGACACGCGAGGCTGGGTCAGCTTGCCACGCACGACACGGAAGAGCGGCATCAGCTTCGGCTTGATCGCCTGCCACTCCTTGGGCGTGAGCTTCGCGTAAGAAGCCAGGGTGTTGTCGTCCGCCGGCAGGCGCCCGTCGTTGTTCCACAGCGCCCCGATGAGCAGCAGGTATGCCCCGTGCTCCCGCGCGTGCAGCAGGTGCGCGGTGTGCTTGTGGTACGAGCCCCAGAAGAGCTTCTGATACGGAGGGGCGGCCATCAGGCAGCCCTCCGGAGCATGACGAGCTGCTCCTCGCAGAGCAGACGCCAGTAAGCGCGATCGCGCTCTTCGTGTGTCCCTTCCAGCTTCGGCCAGTCGGTCGCCGGTGGGTGCAGCAGGTCGAGGCCGAACTCGAGCGCTTCCAGGATCGTCAGCGGCCGGCGGGAGCCGTAGCGGATGCCCCGGCGCGACGCGATCGCCTCGGAGCCACGCGTGAAGCCGTGGCCCTGCAGCACATCGGCAACCTGACCGGGCTGCAGGTGCCGGGTACGGTCCAGGATCCGGTCTTCTTCGGCCGACCACAAGCGTGTGCGCGGCGTGCTGCAGGGGCCGACACGTGGCTTCATCAGGCCGAGCAGCGCGAGGGAGACGTGGCCCGTCATGCGGCCTCCGCTTCAGACGGCGCGCCGCCCAGGATCCGGCGCTCTGCTATCGCGGCGTATTCAGGGTTCAGTTCGATCAGCGTGCAGTCGAGGCCGAGCTGCTCCGCAACAAGACCGACCGTGCCGGCCCCGCCGAACGGGTCGAGTACATGACCGGGTCGGCGACCGAACACCTCGCAGATTCCGCCGCAGCCCTCGATCGAGCCGCATGCGGCGCAGATCGTCGGAGGCGCGCCCGCCTTCAGGCAGCGCTCCGCGAGCGCCGGCGGGAAGGTTGCGAAGTGCGCCTCGCGGAAGGCGCGCGGCGCGATGGTCCAGACGTTGCGCGCATTGCGCGTCTCTGAAGTGTGATTGTCCAGCGCGGCGTCGAAGCTGCTGTTGTTCTTGATGCCCAGGCCAGGCGCGACCGTCTTCCTGCGCACCGGGACGCGATCGACGTTCTGACGGCTATTCGGCCCCGCTCGGCGCGGGTGCGTGCCGCCGGTGACAGGCTCCCTGATGGCCTCGTGGTTGTAGAAGTAGTCCTCGCCCTTCGTGAGGAGCCAGATCTTCTCGTGCGCCGAGGTGGGCCGGTCGTAGACCGACTCCGGCATCGGGTTCGGCTTGTGCCAGATGATTTCGGATCGGACGTACCAGCCATCGTCCTGCAGCGCGATCGCGAGCCGGTTCGGGATCATGCAAAGGTCTTTGGGCTTCAGGAGGCCGCCTGCGACGACCCTGCCGCCGTGATCGAGACGGCGCGTACCGACCCCACCCACACCGAGATCGGTGCCGGTGAACTTGCCTCGAGCAGTGGCGTAGTGGGGATCGTAGATTGGCCCGACGGTGGAGAACGGCTTATCCCGGAAGGTGCGGTCCTCGCTCCCCTCCTCCTTGTAGGCTGCGGCCGACTTGCCGTTCGGCGCCGCCGCGTAGCAATCCCCGTAGTTCAGCCAGAGCGTGCCGTGCTGCTTCAGGACTCGGTGCACCTCACGGAACACCTCGACCATCACGGCAAGGTGCTCACCAAGGCTGCGCTCGCGCCCGATCTGCCCCTCGACTCCGTAGTCCCGGAGACCCCAGTACGGCGGCGAGGTGACGACGCAGTCGAAAGAGTCGGCCGGCAGCTCGCGCAGCTTCTCGCGCACGTCGCCGATGAGGATGCGGACGCTCATGCCGCCCTCGCGTGGACGGCCGCGCCGCGCGTGCTACCTCTGGTGGGCAGGCGCTGGGGGGCGGAATGCAGGAAATCGCAGATCCCAAGACGATCTACTGGGCGGCCATGGCGGGAGAAGCGGCGTGGTGGGCCGTCTGGGTCGCCGCCATCAGCGCTGTCGTAAACGCCGGGGTTGTGGTCACGGCTTTCGTCGTTCCGGGCCTGGAGCGGAAACGCACGAAGGAAGAAGCGCGGTACGAGACTGCTCGTGTGACCCTCCACGCGATCGGGATCAATGAGCGCTCGCTGGACAAGCTGAACGAGCTGATCGACGACGCGCAGAATGTGTCGACGAAGCTCCTGGCATACGAGCCGGTCCACTATGATACGGCCGCATGGGCGCGTGATCTGAGGGTCTCGGTACGGCGGGCGAATACCTACCTGACCCACTGGATAGAAGAACCGGCGCTCGTATGGCCGCTGACTGCGATCGAGCAGGTGCTGGAAGAAGCAGCTGCAACCGTCGATGAGATGCCTACGTCCAGAGAGGTTTTGCGTAGCCCGCTCGACTTCCTCGAAGTTGAGAAGGAAGGCGGCTCCGTCGAGGGGTCCGAGCCTATCGATTTTGCGGAGAGGCTGCAGGAACTGCGTGGCTACGCTGAGCAACTGCGCTGGGCCAGGCGCCAGCTGCTGCACGTGAAGGCCAGAGTAGAAGCCGAAATTCCCAAGACCCTTCGAGACGAGATCGCCGCGTCGATGAGAAAGCCACCTGCCGAACAGGTGCCGGAGTCGTCTGGTCATGCCGCCACCTCGGGCGCGCCGGACGCCTCATAGGTCGGGTCGTACAGCCGGCGCGTGGTCGGGATCGTTCGGCCGATAGCCAGCGCGATCGATGCCCACGACGCGCGGAAGCCGAGCATGCGCTCCACCGTCGCGCGCTCAGTCGCGTCCGGCTCAGCGGCTCGGGTGCGTCGCTCCTGCGAACGGGCCGCGCCGTGGAAGTTCTGCAGCGCCCGCGTCATGCCGCGATCCTCACGCGCAGAACCAGGCCGTGAGGCTGCAGCCAGCGGGATAGCGCATACTCGACCTCTTCGAGCGAGCGGCACTCCGCGTGGCGGGCGCCGAGCGCCTTGGCCGACTTTTCGAAGGCCTTCTGATCCGGCGACAGCGAGCCGCCCTTGGCCTTGAGCTCAATGAACCCGGCCCGCCCGTCAGGCAGCACCAGGATGAAGTCGGGCCAGCCGGGCTTTAGGCCCATGGCCTTCAGCTTGGAGGCGGCGCGGCCGTCGCGCTTTTCACCGGCGGGGAAATGGGACCAGAGCACGCCTTCCGGCAGGGCGCGCGCCATGAAGCTCGCCGCCGCAATGTGCAGCGGGAGTTCACGGGCCCGGGGCTTCCGACGCGGAAGACCACCGGCACGCAGCCCTGCCGGAGCGGCGGCGGCCATCAAGCGGCCTCGTCCAGCTCATCGGCGTCGGGCGCCGAGCGGTCCATGAAGGCCGGGTCGTTCTTCAGCTTCCGCGCCGCGGCGTCGGGGTCGAACTCTTCTTCCGGCTCAGGCTCAAGCTCGACCGGCGCAGCGTTGGCGTCCGGCTTGCGGTCCACTACCCTGCCCGCTTCAGCCAAGCCCCACGCCAGCTTCTCCTGGCCAGACATGCGACCGCGCAGCCACGCCTGGACGAAGCGCGGAGGCACGTCGGTCGGCGCCGTGGCGTCGTCGCCACGAAGACCGGCCGCGTAGCCGAGGCCCTCGTAGAAGAGCTCGTCTTTGGCTTCCTGCGGCGTGGCGGTGTCGAACAGGTCGCCTTGTGAGCCGGCCGGCAGACCGGCCCAGGCGCGCAGCTTGGCGCGACGCTCTTCCTCGGCCACCAGGTCGCGCCGGGCGCCGGGTTCGGCCGCCGACGTGTCATCGAGGATCGCCTGCAGCTCCTTGCGGGTGAAGCCGTCGACCTTCGCCATGCGGAACAGGTCCGTCATGGTCGCCTTCTCGGCGTCGTAGGCGGCCTTCTTCTCGGCCACCACACCAGCCTGCTTGCGCAGCTTGTTCAGGTGGCTGAGGAACAGCGCCTCTTCCGGCACGTCGCCATTGTGGCCGACGCCCGGGGTTGCTCCCGTCTCTTCGCTTTCGTGGGCCACTCCGGACCCTCCTTCGCTTAGGCCGCGCATCCCCGGCGGCCGGTCGGGGCCATCCGTCAGGTCGGGGGGTGTTGATCGCGCGGGGCGTAGGAGCGCCCGTTCAGGCCGGCGGCCCGGTCTTCATTCGGAGCCACAGCCTTCGGAAGGCGAGGATCAGAGCCCTCCACCTGGCGAAGCTCGGCCCGTGCTCTCGCAGCGGCGGCTTCAAGTTCTTGGACCTCACGTTCGAGGCGCTCGACGGCGCGCTCAGGGTGGAAAACGGCTTCGGTCAGGTCGTCACCGAAGGCGCGGAGCAGGCCCAGCCAGTGGCGGGCGATCGGCCAGTGGCCCTGGCGGATGTTCTCGGCCGTGCGGACGTCGCACTCGATGCGCTCGGCCAGCTGCTTGGCCGTGCCGTGCTGGCGCACGAAGGCGCTCAGCCGCCGCTGCAAAAGTTGCGGATCGTCCCGCATGCAATGCGCTCCCGTCCAGGTCATTGGTGCTGACCTCGGTCGGGAGCGCTGGAGCGCGCAGCATGGGAGTTCTGGTTCGGCTGGACGTAGTTAGAGAGCACTTCGACGCGGCGAGACGATGCGAGACCGCCGCCGCGGAACATGACCCGGCTACCGCGGAGATCCTGCGGCGCTACGGGCGACACCTGAGGCAGCGCGGATTGGCGCTGGCGATGACGAGATGCGCGGGTCCGGTTGGCGCCGGGCCCGCTACTCGGGTTTGCGGAACGACCGGCTGAGCCGGGACGAGCATGACTGATGAGGGTGGCCGGGGAGCGCCTTGGATCGCTCCCCGGCCGGTTCCGCGCGCCCAGGGCTGGGGGCTGTTCAAGTGCGCGCGAAAGGTGAAGGCGCGGCGGCACGATCAGGCCGCAGCGTCTTGGGGGATGACGCCGCTGTTCGCGGCCTTCCGACGAATGAGCACCTGCAGCCCTGCCCGGGCCGCATCGAAGTTGCGCAGCGTCGGCGAGGCCGAGCCGTCGCGCCACTTCTTCCAGAGCGTCGGGTGCACCCCGCCAGTCTTGAGGGCTGCGGTCGGCCGGATGTCGGCGGCCGCGCACTCGCGCTCGAACTGCAGGACCAGGTCTGAGGGCTGCTTTTCCGTCATTAGCGGCATTAATGCTGCATTTCTGCCGTGAGGGCAACAGCGTTTATGCCGCTATGCCGAGCAGCGCCTTCGCAGCATTTTCGCCGCATGGCAGACCAGGCTGAGGTGGCGGCACAGATCCGGACTTGGATGAGGTCCGTACTCGCAGAGAAGGGGTGGACTGCTGCCGCCTGGGCGAAGAAGGCTCAGCTAGCCCCCACCACCGTTCAGAGGCCGCTGAAAGACGACTACGAATTCGTCACTAGCAGCCGCACATTGGCCAAGCTCGCAGACGCAGCGGCCGTCGAGGCCCCATCATTCGCCAGCGCTCGAGAGTCGCAGCTCGTTCCTGCTTTCCTGACGGTCAGACACAAAGTGCAGGCTGGCCACTGGTTTGAAGTCGACGATTACGCTCAAGTCGCACCGGATGACGCCTCACATCCGGTGGCGCCAGATCCACGTTATGCCGAGTGGCCGCAGTGGCTGGAGCTCGTCGTCGGGGATAGCGTCAACCTGCGCATTCCCGAGGGTGGATACGCCCACGTCGTAGACGCGATTGAAATGGGATACGCGCCGCGCCACGGCGACTTCGTTGTAGTCGAGCGGCGCCGCGCTGGAGGTTCGATCCGGGAGCGCACCATCAAGCAGGTGGCGCTGGATGGCGCTGGCGTCGTGGAGCTGTGGCCTCGTTCGACCAATCAACGATGGTCGAAGCCGATCGTTCTCACCGACGGAGTGCCTGAAGAAGAAGACGTTGAAGTTGAGATCGTCGGGCTGGTGATCGGTGCCTACTCAGCTTTCGTCTGAGCAAATCGCCTGCGCGAAGGCTTCCAGGAAAGTTCCAGGGGCCCCGTACTCCCAGCTGGCGACTTCCCCCTCCCGCTGACCCTCTCCCTGCATGTTGTTCCGGCTGTAGGTCGACGACTGCAACTGACGCACCCGGTACTGACTGCAATCAACGTCATAAAGCATTACGCGACTTCGTACCCCGTCCTTTGTCGGGGCTGTGTGCTCGTAGCGGATCCAGGCCCGCTTGGAGGAAGGCGGCGCGAGGGCTCGGCGATAAATGGCGATGAGGTCAGTCGCGCTTCCCAGGTAGCTCCAGCCGTCCGCCTTGAGGTTCGTCTCCATCCAAGCGCGCGCTGAAGCGCCGTCTTGAGCCTGAGCATTCCCGCAGACGGTCGTGGCCGTGAAAATCGTCAGAGCGATCAGTATTCTTCTCATAGGACCCCCAACTAAGCGTGGCATAGGCCGCTTCGACCAATAAGCGGCATAAATGCTGTTGACGGCATAGCGGCATAAATGCTGTTCTCTCCTCATCAGCCCAGCGCTGACGGAGACGACCGATGCAGACCCGCGGCACCCCCGCTTCGGCCTTCTGGCCCTTCACCTACGAGACGAGCGTCGCTCGGATCGAGGAGACGCTGGAGCGCTACGACCAGCAGCTTGGCGTGTGCCGGCGGGCGCTGGCGTGGGCGCTCCGGAACAGCCCTGCATCGGCCAACGGCCACCGCCGCCAGATCGACCGGCTTGAAGCGGCCAAACGCAACGGCGCGGCTCGGATCCGCCAACTGACCCCGCCTCCCGTTGCTGAAGGCGCGGGCGAATTCCTCCTGATGGCGGCGGAGTAGCCGTCATGCGCGTCGTCACCTGGACCAGCACCAATGCCCCTACCGGCAACGAGGCCTGCGCCCGCATCCTCCTGCCCGCCATGAGCCCGAAGGCTCGCAAGAAGGGCAAAGAGGAATACCACCCCGTCGTGTTCTTCGCCGCCACGGCAGCCGAAGCCGAGAGCAAAGCGCGACATTGGTGGGCGGCAGAGCAGGCGCGAGCCGAAGCCAGGCGCGTGCAGGCCGAGAAGGCCGCCGAACGCATCCGCGCACGGAAGGCCGCCTGATGCGCGCCCCTGCCCCCGACGGCCTGCTCTACTGGTGCTCCGGCGGCGACGTGTTCGCCAGCACCGGCACCGGCGCGACCCGCTTCCTCACCCTGGACGAGGCGCGCGGCGTCAAAGCCTTCGTGCAGCTCGCCCTAGCCCGCCAGACCGCCAGTGACGCCGCCACGGCGTACCTGCGTCGCGCCTTCACCGACCTCAGCAACGCCCTGCTCGCCGCCTCGCGGTGGCGGGCGGCTGCATAGGGGATCCGACGTGTCCGACGTCATCGCCTTTCCCACTCGCCCAACGCCGCGGCTCGCTGTGGACAACAGCGACCGCCACGTCCCGGTGGCTTTCTGCGCCCACGCCGGCCGCGTCATCACCAGCACCGGCTCGACGCTCACTCCTGCTGCGGCTGCCACGCTGCTGGACGATCTAATCCTGCAGGCCGCGCTGGACGCCAAGGGCCGCGACTTCGCCAGCCTGGACCTCTGCGTCCTTACGCTCGGCAAGGCCCAGGCGCTGGCGGAGGCCCTTCAGGAGGTCGGAGGCTGCACGCCACCGAGCGCGGCCTGATGCGCCTCGCCGAGAACGCGCCCTACCCCGTCGCCGTGCTGCGTGCGCGCCAGCCCATCGTGAAGGCGCCGCCGAAGCCCAGCCGCGTGTGCCGCCGGTCCTCCGTGCGTGCGGTCATGCCGTCGCTGCTGGGCGCGGTCGGGTTCCGGACCGTCGCCGGCATGTGGGTGATGCTGTTGGTGGAGGTCGTCTGATGGAGGCGACGCTCTGGACCGGCGAGCCGATCGACACGCCCGGCCTGTACCGCGGCGTCAGCATGGACGCCTATCACGGGCAGCTGACGACCGGCCCGAGCATCAGCTCGAGCGGCCTGCGGACCATCTTCTACGAGAGCGCAGCGCACTACTTCGCGGGCTCGTACCTGAACCCGAACCGCGTTGAGGAGGAGCCCGGCGAGGCGCTGATCTTCGGTCGCGCCGCGCACCACCTGCTACTGGGTGAGGCGGAGTTCGGCCGCCACTTCGTCGTACGGCCCGAGGAGCTGAACGGCGCGCCGTGGCAGGGCAACCGGAAAGACTGCAAGCTTTGGCTCGAAGCGATGAGGGCCGAGCGGCTGACGGTCCTTGTCGGCAAGCAGATCGAGCACATCCGCGGCATGGCGGCGAGCCTCGCCGGCCATCCGCTGATACACGCCGGCGCCCTGAACGGCCTGATCGAGCACAGCCTAGTCTGGCAGGATCCCGAGACCGGGATTTGGCTCAAGGCGCGGCCTGACGCCATCCCGACGACGGACCTCGACTTCTCCGACCTGAAGACCGCCGCCGACGTCACCGACGAGGGGATCGAAACGGCGATCGGCCGCGATGGCCTGAACATGCAAGGCGCGCTAGTCGCCATGGGCTGCCGCGCCGTGTTCGGCCGCGAGCTGACCAGCTTCAGCCTCGTCTTCGTCGAAAAGACCCCGCCCTACTGCGTGCGGGTGAAGACGCTGAAGCCCTGCGACCTGGAGCTCGGCGAGCAGCAGGTCCGCGCCGCCCTCTCTGTCTTCGCCCGCTGCATTGAGACCGGCCGCTGGCCCGGTCCCGGCGGCGAGCAGACCGACGCCGAGTACGTCGAGCTCAAGCCCTTCCACCGAACCCGCATCGAGCACCGCCTCGCCACCATCCAGCAGGAGCTAGCCGCCTGATGTCCGCCAATGTCCCCGCCACTCAAGAGCGGCCCAAGCCGCAGATCGTCGCCGGTGCCCAGGTCGCCGCCCTCGTGCCGCAGACGCTGGACGAGGCCTTCCGCCTTTCCGGCGCCATTGCGGCGTCTGGCCTAGCGCCCAAGGGCATCGACCGGCCCGAGCAGATCATGGTGGCCATCATGGCCGGCGCGGAGCTCGGCCTCGCGCCCTTCCAGAGCTTGCAGTCGTTCGCCGTCGTGAACGGACGCCCCACGCTCTGGGGCGACGGCCTGGTCGCCGTGGTCCGCGCGCGCGGCGTGAAGCTTCGGGAGTGGATCGCGGGCGAAGGCGACGGAATGGTCGCCTACTGTGAATGCACCCGGCCCGACACCGGCGAGCAGATCGAGCGCACCTTCTCGGTCGCCGACGCCAAGAAGGCGGGGCTGTGGGGCAAGACCGGTCCCTGGACCCAGTACCCGAAGCGCATGCTGCAGATGCGGGCCCGCGCGTGGTCTCTCCGCGACGGCTGCGGCGACATGCTTCGCGGCATTCAGGTCCGCGAAGAGGTCGAGGACTTCCAGCCGGCGCGCGAAGTCACGCCGCAAGCTTCCGGCATCCGCGCTCGGCTGGAGGCGCAAGGCTCGCCCGTCGCCTCCGGCTTCTCAGCCGCTCACGTTGAGGCGGAGCTTTCGCCCGTCACCGACGCAGACTTCACCGATCCCTCGCCCGCTCCGGCCGACACCGCCCGGGCTGAGGGCGCGGAGCCGTCGCCCGATGCCCCCCAGGCGGCGGCTCCGCAACCCAATGAAGACGTGTTCCCCGGCGACCTGCCGCTGCGGGCGGAGGGACCGGAAGCATGTCGGTAAGCTTCAGACACTCAGCTCATTCATCAGGAGGATCGATGAAGTCGAGCAGCGTAGAGATATGGCGGAACTCCGCTCGACGACGCTCTACCTCTGCAATCTGCTCTTTTGCCGTTGAGATATTCAGGAAGGGAAGTGCGACCCCGGTTGCTTTAATCAACTCGGCGTACACCATCGCCGTTCGCGGACGCTCCTCGCAGAGCGACTTAAGTGCAATCACTTTGGCCATTAGCCGTCCCATCGCGTCGAACCAGGGATGGGCATGCTTATTTCGCTCTCCTACTAAGACGTCCTCCCGCTCGGCCAAGAGCGCGTCGCAGGCGGCGAGCCCCCTTTCAACAATCAGCTGTAGCGATCCGATCAATTCCTCCCGCTGCCGCTCCTTCGCGGCTTCGGCCTTCGCTTCAGCGGCCGCTTCCCGAGCTTCTGCTGCGTCAGCACGCGCGTCCGCCTCGTTCGCGCGGCGCCGCTCTCTCAGCGCAAGCACAAGCGCTGTGCCGCCGCTAAGGACGCTTCCCACGGCTCCAACCCACTCTGCAGCGCTTCCCAGCTCAGAGCTGGCACCAAAATCGATCAGCATTCGACCCACGAACCTCTTCTGGGAAGCTCCTACGATTCCGGGATGGCCGTCTTGAACGAGCACCCGATCCTATTCAGCGGGCCGATGGTTCGCGCACTACTCGCCGGCCGTAAGACGCAGACCAGGCGCACGCGCGCACCGCGCTGGGTCGCTGGCGACCGGCTGTGGGTGCGGGAGGCGTGGCGGTTGCACGAGCGCTTTAGCGACGTCGCGCGCATCCGCTACCAGGCCAGCGAGCGCCAGAGTTGGACGGAGCAGCACGAGGACTTCTCCATCGCTCTGGCGGCAGGCCTGAAGGACAAGCCCGGCTATCGCCCTTCCATCCACATGCCGCGCTGGGCCTGCCGCATCGGGCTGACGGTCGAGGCGGTGCGGCCGGAGCCGCTGCACGACATCAGCGAGGCCGACGCGCGGGCTGAAGGCATCGAGCGCCTGCACGACGGCTTCGGCATCGCCGACATGGGCCACGACGCCTCACCCATTGTGCAGCCAACAGCCGTAGGTGCCTACGCGCGTCTCTGGAATCGGATCAACGGGGAGGACGCCTGGGCGGAGAACCCGACCGTCTACGTCACGACCTTGAGCGTGGAGGCGCCGGTCGGATGAGCCGGGAAGCGAGCTCACCCCGGCTTGGCTTTGAGCCCTCTCAGCGACCACCAAGCCCTCATCCGGTACAGGAGTCGGTAACGCCGCTTCGGAGTGATCCGAACGAGCAGCTTCGTGTAGGCGTACTCGGTGTCCGCCCAGCCTTCGTGGGTAATCCGCAGAAGGTGATCTTGGAGCTTCTCACCGTCCTTGACCGACCGAAGGTAGTACAGCGGCGTGGCAATCTTCTGCAGATAGGCGGACAATTCCCCGTAGCCTGCGGTAGTAGGCCAAGACATCACCGGCAGCTGAAGGAAGCTCCCCAAGACGACTTCACACGGGTCGGCGTTAGCGAGTCGAGCACGATAGCCCGGAGGCGTACCTTCAGGCCCATGCTCTTGCAGGGCTCTCGATACGATCATTTGAAGGTCTTGAGCCGCGGCGGACAGCCATCGATAGAATTCCCTGTGTCGCCTGCGCTCAGCCCGATCTGTGCGGTGTCCCTCCCACCAACTAACAAACACCGCGACCAGGATCGCAAGCACGGAGCCAATCGCCTGGACGCCGCCCCAGATCGCATCCCAGTTTGGGCCCGTCTGAATGATCTCGACTGGAAAGGCCATGCGGCTGACGCTGCCACGATTCCGGCAGGTGCCACATGAGCCGCCCCGGCTCCGAGATCCCTGACGCCTGGCCGAAGCTGCTGAGCCGTGCTCAGGCCGCCGCATACATCGGCGTCAGCGAGGCGACCTTCACGACCGTCTGCCCGGTGGCGCCGGTGGACCTGGGCGTGCACGTCCTGCGCTGGAACCGGGCGCATGTGGACGAGTGGCTCGACAACCTGCCTGCCCGCTTGCGGAAGCCGGAGACCGTTGCGCATGGTGAACAGGCCGCGCCCGCTCCGCTCGAGCAAGAGCCAGGGCCCGTCGTAGATCGGAAATCCGACGCGCTCGCCCGCGTTCGTCGGCGAGGAGGAGGGACGTGGAGAGAATCCCATACGTCCAGCGCGTCCGGAAGAACGGCCGCCTGATCCTTTACTTCCGCCGCGGCGCCTTTCGTCGCGGCCCACTGCCCTTCGAGGACGGCTCGCCCGAGCTCCGCGCCGAGGTCGAGCGCCTGGTGAAGGAGTGCGAAGCGCTGGAGCGCACGACTGCTCCGCGCACCGGCACGATCGGTGGCCAGCTCGACGCCTACAAGAAGAGCGCCGAGTTCCGCGCCAACTGCGCCCGGGTGCAGCGGGAGTACGAGGACTACTGCGAGGAGATGAAGGCGGATTTCGGCGAGGTGCGCCTATCCGAAGTGGATGGCGCCTTCGTTCGTGACCTCCGCGACGCCTGGGCGGCCCGAGGGCACGCCGCAGCGAACATGCGCGTACAGGTCCTGAAGAACGCCCTTGAGGCCGCGATGGTCGACGGGCGGATCGAGGGCGATCCGTTCGCACGCATCCGCAAGGTCCGGCGCCCGCACGACGCCGGCGAGGCGCGGCCGATGTGGGAGGACGCCGAAGTCACCGCGGCCATCGAGGCCTGCATCGAGACGCAGCCTGGCTTAGCGCGCGCGATCGCGCTCGGCCGCTGGGGCGGCTTCCGGCGGGGCGGCATCTGCCAGATTCCGCTTGCCGCTCGGGTGAAGGCGCTCGATGCCGATGGCGAGCCCGAGCAACGCCTCTATTGGATCACGCCGAAGCGGAAGGTCCTCTGCGACAAGCGCGAGGATCCGCGCCTGACTGTCGTGCTTGCGCGTACGCCGTCACGCGCACTGACGATCGCCTACAACTCGGACGGCTTCGCCTGGAAGGAACGGGCACTGTCGCACGCGCTGGACCGGTTACTGGCGAAACTGGCTGCCGCAGGAAAAGTGCGGGCGGCCGAGGATGAGGACGGCAACGTCTATTGCCCGCTCTCCTGGCACGGCCTGCGCCACGCCCGCGGCGTCGAGCTCGCCCGCGCCGGTGCGTCGGATGCCGAAATAATGAGTCAGTTGGAGCAAGCCAGCGAGGCAGCGGCAAGAATCTATCGGCGCCAGGCCGAGCGTCGGCGGATGGCTGACTCTGGTCAGAACCGCTTGGATAGGCTTCATCAACTTCGGAGCAGCAGTCAAAATGTCGGATGATCAGATCTTAGAAGAGTACAATTTCGAGGTCTCCTTCGAGGATAAACCAGCAGATCACCCGTCCCGAACAATTCCCGAGCGGATAAAAAAGGCTGTTCGCGAGAAATGTGCATACGGGTGCATATTCTGCGGACTACCTATTTTCGATTACGATCATGTCGAAGAGTGGAGCTCGGATAAGGTCCACCTTGAAGAGAATATCATTCTGTTGTGCCCGAATCACCACGCCTTGAAGACAAGGAAATCAGGCTGGCTTAGCAAGGAAGCTATTCGTCATCGCGCCCAAAATCCCTTCAACAAGAGCCAGGAACACACGCCTTTCTGGCCGATAGAGCAAGCGGGAAGCACGTTCACCTTTGACTTAGGTGGTGTCGAACTAACATCATCCCTTGATAAATTGCCGAACAGTGAATTCATCGCGATAGAACTCGACGACAGGAATTTACTATCCGTCCGAGCCGAGAACGGCTTTTTGCTACCTACGGCCGTGTTCTACGAGGCGAACAGGAACGCTCCTATACTAGCAATCTTAGATGGTCAGTTTACCATCAATACTTCTTGTTCGTTCAATAGAGTTGGGTCTAGAATAGAGATTCGCAACTCGAAAAAGAAGAAACTACTTGATATACGTCTGTTCAACGGCAAATTAGAGGTAAATATAGGAACCACACTTCACAACAACTTCTTTTGCTTCATTGATAGAGATTCAGTCGGCATCGAGATTCAGCATTTGGACCATAGTTCAACGCCACCCGAGTGGAGGCTGCTCAAGCAACTGAAGAGCGGTTTATTTAAGGATCTTTATAAGGGCATCAGCTATAATGAGACCGGCGGAGCCATTGGCGTCAGCGCCCCACCACTGAGCGGCCCCTCCGCCTAGCGAACCGTGAGTGATCAGCAGGGTTGACCACGTTTACGAACCGAGGATTCGTGGAAGAGCGATCCGACTACTGATTCCCTGAGACCACCCCTGAACGCTTTGGCCCCGGCGCAATGGGGTGCCGGGTTCAGGAGAAACATCATGGATTGGATCGTTCGGCCCGCTCCCGGAGCGGTCAAGGTTGTGTTCGTGCACACCTATGACCGCTTCCGGTTCGGGCGGTGGGAACGGGTTCGCTCGCACCACCGGTCCTTGCCCCGGACCTAG